AATCCTATTTGCCTTTTCTACTGAAATATTCCCGAGGGCTCATATTATAGTTGTTGTCATGATTAGAGATCTCTTTTTGTAACTTATTGTATTTATTTAAATATTTACCGATCTTCTTATCCGTCTTACCGCCATTCTTTTGATACCTCTCTTGAGCCACTCGTCGTAACTCTTCGGCCTTGTTATACTTTTTAGCGCCTTTTACTTTTTCTTTAAGACGCCATTTAGTATAGCCACCATCACTGGTGCCGTCGCCTTTGTGTTCTTTGTTAATATCCTTAACAATTCCCTTGGCCTGTTTCTTCAACTTTTTATAGGACTCATGATTGGCTCTTAAGTCTGCATGACGACTTCTTACACCCCACTTCATGCCTTTCTTCCCATAGTGCTGAATAACACTTTTGGAATTGTCGATTGCTGTATACGTCATAGTTTACCTTCCATATCTTCAGCATCATCAAGATAGTTGTCGTCGATCCATTGAGCAGATTGAGGTGAACCGATACGAGAATATCCGTCAACCTTCTCATACACACGCACACGAGAACCTTTCTTGAATAGTTCTTTTTCTTCAGCACCAGCGAATGGTTGAGCTTCAACCCAATAATCCTCTGTGACAGTCGCTTCATAATATGGTTGTTCGCTTGATGGTAGATGTGTACCAACATTCAACTCATGCTCGAAGCTGCTTTCTGCCATCTCAAGTTGAGGAGGGTTAGGAACACGAGCTCCACCGTTGTAACGATAGAAGTAGAAATATGGTTGACCGTTATAGCTCCAGATTTCATCGTGGTTATTACGAGTGATGCCATTATATCCGTAGTTACAGTGGATAATAGTTCCTTCTGAGTCTAAGAAAATACCTGTGTGACCAAATGCCCCAGCAGAGTACCCTTTTTGACCCCAAATGAAAATATCACCAGCTTGTACGTCAGCTTCAGTGTTTTCTGCCAAAAGTACCCAGCCATTTTGCAACAACCAATCATGCATTGTCTCAGTTGAGCAAGGCCAAGGTAGAGTGCTCATACCACCGGCTACACCAGCGTAGTACATTGATGAAGAACAGTCGAATGAGTCTGGCCCAGTACGACGTTCCATAGAATATGTTACTTTTCCTTCACGAGCGATCATCCACGCTAGGATCAGTGCAGGATTTACTGTCATATGTAGTTCCTCCGTTAAATTTGCGGTTTAGTTGTCACTGACGACATCTTATTTAATTTGTTTGCTCGAGCCTTCCATTGGTGAGCGCGATCCATTCTAGATTTAACCTTAGCATCAATCAATTTACCATAGGCGTTCTTTTGGAATTTCTTAAGCATTTCTGGTGTTACTTTATTCTTACCATAAATCTTTTCAAGAATCTTATAGTCAGCAGGGCCATTGAGAGCTTGAGTATCTTTATATGATTTGATCGCAGCTTGATCATTCCAATCGGCTTTTCTTTCCGCGTCATTAGCGACATCTAGAGGTTGAAGTTCTCGTCCCTCGATATCTGCACGATTCTTACGCCATTTCATTCCTTTTTTACCATAGTGTTGGATTACGCTACGTGAGTCGTCGATTGCTGTGTATGCCATATTTAGTTTCCTCCAGTTTCTGATTGTTTCTTAAAGTCGTTCGGGTTTAGGTGAACGACGTCTTGCCACTTTAAAATTTCTACAATCCCGTTCTTGTGATAATCTGAGAACAGTTTGTAGATATCTGTGGTATCTTTAGGGATTGTGAGTGGTTTATTCACAGTAACCATAGCATAGTCACCTTCCCAACCCTCAGCTTCGTAATTAGGGATACGAAGTTTGATTTGAGATCCTGGGAAATATGATTCACCAAGTTCCCCTTCTTTAAGGTATTGGATAAGCGTTGCGAATTGGTTGTCGTAAATAAATGGAGAGCGCAAATTGACATCTAGCAAAGTAGACATCAAAGTGTGCTCATTACGATATTGAAGATCTTGAATAAGGTACTTACCAATCTCTTCGTCAGTTTGTTGCTTCATATCTTCTGTTAAGACATAAGGATATTCGTAGCGGAAATATGGATTGTTATCCACAACCGCTACTTTAGTTCCTTCTTCATCTTCGAAGCGTTCTAGTTTAAACATAAATTAACCTCGTTATCTAGTAATTTGGTCTGGCCACGGATCGTCCGTGGTATAAGTCATAGTTGTAAATCGTATATCTCCAATATCACGATCTGTTGGTACGTCGTTCAGGAATTGCAAACGCACTTGTCTGGAATCGGTAATCCCACCAACGTAGAATGTACCGTAAGGAACACCCTTATCGTTCGTCATGTTTCCCAGTTTAGATCCTGTAGGGATAAATCCTTCTTTAAGACCCCCTTGGGGGATGATGGTTACAAATTTGTTACGGTCTGACGGGTGATCCGCATATCCAGCAGCTCCTCTTCGTTTGATACCAAACCAACCCCATGACAATCCACCCCAAGTAAGTTCAACAGTGGAGTTGATACGACGGAATGTCAATACAGCACCGTTTAGAGGAGAACCGGTCATCGGTAGTTTAACATTTCCAGTATCACCGTATAACACCCGCCAACAATTTCGTACTTGACCACGATCCGCATTCTCAGCATACATCTGTGTCTTGATCCATTTCAATGCGCCGTTTTTACGAAGTCGGTCGACATATACAGATCCGATTGGGATATCCTTAAGAGTTGTGATATTATCACCATCATATGGGTAACTATCACCAAAGACTGTATCCACATCGTTCCCAGCAACGATAGTAGTACCACTACCAGACCCACCGTTTACTGCTTTTATAGCCTCGGTCATCCGTGACGTAGTAACAAATGGATCTCCACCATTACGAAGTTTATCATCAACCACCGCGTCAATACCAAGGGCCAAGTGTTGGTTCTTGATATTAGTTGTCATTTGGGTTACGAGATTTTCGTATGTTGGGAAAATAGCATACAAGTCATTAAGCTTCTTGTATTCTGATGGGATTTCAACAGTTGGCGCAGGTTTGTTCTCAAGAGTGGTCACCCGTCCATCTACATCACTAACTTGTGATTGCAGACCAGTAACATCGCCTTTAACCTGATTGAGTTCTGGCTTAGTCGCAAAGTTAGTAGTGTCGATAGTTGGAGATTCTCCGGGAGGGCCAGCAGGACCAGCTGGTCCCACAGGACCTGGTTGTCCATCTTCACCTTTAGGGCCACGTTCGCCAGTTTCTCCTTTATCCCCCTTAGGACCCGGAGGTCCAGGAGGGCCTTGGATACCTTGTTCGCCCTGAGGGCCAGGAGTACCTGAGCCACCGACTCCTTCTGATTTGAGTTTGGAAATTTCTGATTCTACACTAGTTGCTCGAGACTTCAAATTGCCTACATCAGTACGAATCGCACCAACTTCAGAAGCAGTAGGTGTATCGGTTCTAACTGAAATAAGTTGGTTATGACCTTTATACAACACCTTGTTACCATCAATATCTTCATCAACTCGCAAGTCGCTGTCTTTGAGGAATCCATCAAGCTTACCGGCGGTTTTGATATCGTCCCAAATAGTGGTAACATAAGAATCATCCTTCTTAAGAATTGTTGTAATATCTTGAGAAGTAAGTTGATCCTTCAGTGTCTTCAAGATCGCCTCAGAAATACTAGCGGATAACTTCTGCTCAATACCTTCTAGTTTGGCGTTGATTCCAGCGATGTTTGATGCATTAGTCTCGATCTTGGTAGTAAGTTCGGACTTAACCGTGTCAGCATATCCATGAGTATCCACTCCAGCAATAGCTCGTTGGACAATAGGATTGATGAATTCCTCAGATTGGAGTTTCTCGTTAATTGTGGAGGTCACACTATCCACAATAGTTTGACGTTCCGCAGTGAATTTAGAGTTAACCAAAGCTGTCAAATCTAATTTAAGCTGAGGAATGTCGACGGCATTAACAATCTCTGCTTTAATTTGCTCTGTTTTAGTTGTAAACTCACTTAAGATATTCGTCTTAATTGTATCTACGTCAATACCAGCAACTTTAGATTCGACGGCTTGAATCTTACTGTCCTGATTTCGCATGGATTTTGATTGTTCTTCTTGGATCTTATCGATCTTAGCTGTTACAGCTGTAAGAACATCAGATTGGATCTTATTGGTATCGATAGACTTGATCACACGATTGAGAATGTCGTTCTTAAGAGCGACAGTATCAATTTCAACCCCATCTTTACCAGTTAGTCCAGTGTTAGCAATAACTTTGTCAATGACGCTTCGCAAGAAATCGGTATTAACTACATCGGATCCCACCTCGACGTAAATATCACCATTTGTATGGAAGTCACGGACAAATAAGTACTTATCTGCTCCAGTATAACCACGGTCAGCTCCGTCTTCATCCTTTGGAGAATATACATCGAACTTGACGGTGATTGGTTCAGATAAGAATGACGATTTAGGGACAACGATTTTAGCGTAGCCCGTATAATTGATTAAATTATTAGGAATTTCAAGATTTAGACACCCAGTAGTAGGTTCAAATTTAGCTTGAATTTCCTCAGAAGTATCGTGTGATGTCCTAAACAAGACACCGGAGATAACCTCTGTATCCCCGGCACTTGGTTCGGCAAATTTGATACTTAAGCTGCGATCTGTACCGTCGTCAACGATAGTCACAGGCGTATCTAAATATCGCATTTAAGCCTCCTTGTGTTATTGTGTAGGAGTGTTCTCCTTAGCGAATGGATATGACAAGGCAATTCCGTTTTGTCCGAAATATCCGTTTTCTTTGAATTCAGAAGCAGGTTGTCCAGCATATGTGAATTCACGGTTTGCTTGCACGATGACAAGTTTACCTTCGCCATCAACCTCAGTATGACTTGGGTCATTGACTGTGAAGATGTCTTGGGGTTTGATTTTCATACCATCTGTGGCAGCAGGGAGTTGTTCTGCAAACTGCTTGTAGACAACACCGTATTTAACACCATCGCTCATTACAGAATTGAGAATAACTGTATGAGTCAGTTTATTGATCTTTTCGATGGCTTCTGCGTTACTGTCGGATTTCGTATTCGCATTATCAATCTCCTTAACAATTTCTTGTTGCGCAAACTCTGAGAAATTCGTGTAGAATTCTTGTCGTTTGATTTGACGCAACAGATCATTGTGTTCTTTAGATGTTTGGTCACCGTTAAGAACATAATCCATCACAGCGAAATATGGACTTTCCTGTTTGATAGATACTACAGTTCCGATGACAGCACCATCAGAACCATAACGCGGATATACGTTTGTTACTTTGTATTCACCATAAATACCCATTATTTATTTTCCTCCGTAGTGTGTGGATCTGGTTCACCTTCTAGTTTACGCAGATCTTCTTTAAGTTGGTTATTTTCATCGAGTAGAGAGTTGTACTCTTTTCTGAGTTCCTCTTTTTCCTCGATAAGTTTTTTGTGTTCTTCTTGAAGATTGTTATAAGCCTCAAGATAGAACTCAGCTTGAGCTTTTACCAATGCAACATCACTCTCTGCACGAGATAATAGTGTTTGCATTTCACCGAAAGCTCGTTTGTATAATTGTTCTTCGTTCATAAATACTCCTTAGAATATTGGTAGTTTAAATTTTTCGGGATACATAGTGTTTGCGGATTTGAGTTCGTTCTTCATGGCTTGTTGGAAATCTTCATTTTTTAAATTCCATCCAATATTGCGTAAATGTTCGAACATTTTCCCAAATGCATATACGGATACTGACAAATATCTTATAGTTTTCCATAAATCATATGTTCCCATAGGCATCGTATCTGTTCTAAAATAAAATCCGCGGTCAATATCAATGTCGTCGGAGAACCAAATTTCATCACCATAAATTTCAATACGGTCAAGACTTCTTTCATGAGATCCCAATTTGTTGTTTTTAGGATTTCTTACATTCCAATCTCTAGACGCACGGAAACAACGTATACCCGCAAATCGACCGCTTGATGCTGAGTTAATTCCATCAGATGAAGAAGTTACACCAATTGATGCATACAAACTTCCTCCGCCATTAGACCGAGGACCGACAACTTCGTTAAAGTGGACAAAAGCTGTATGGATTCCATCTGAGGTTTGACGCCAAATAGCGTTTTCACCAGTATGGAATTGAATACTACCCCCATTGAAGAATTTAAGATTTGATCCATCGAGGTCGAATTTAACATCACCATTAATAGACGATAAAATCCCACCTTTAATATGTCTAGCAGTCATAGTGCCAGATACAATATTACTAGCGTCCATGTTAATTACTTTGACTCTAGCAGCATTAAGCTCCCCAGCAGTAATCTTACTAGCATTCAGATCCTCAATCCAACTCTCTTTAATAAAGGCCCTACCATTTGCAATAACATCACCGTCTAAGACGATGTTCTTACCTTTTAGACGTAGTCCTGAGCGATCGGCATTAATTGCTGTAATGACATCTTTAGGTCCGGAGAGAGTCAATGCCCAGGCGTCATTCTTCTGAGATATGACAGTTGAGGATACACCTCCTGAGGGTTTGTACCGTCCAACAGTTTCTCCGCGTACAAGCATAATCTCCTTAATACCAATTCGACCTTCACCGGTCATCTTAATACGGAATGAGAATCGACCATTATATCCGTTGATATTATCAAATATATGCTGACCAACTACACTAAATGTGTCTTTGGTGTAGGTTTGATATTGGTAGCCTGGTTGTGCAGTTAGACCTTTAGTATATACCGGTGTTCCGTCGTTATCGATAATTTGCAATTCGACATTCATATCTTTATTGCCTCGATAAACGCCAGTTGCATCCATGTGGTATTTACAATAGAAAGTGTACTTATCGCCATCTTCCATTTTGTCTATCACAAGAGGTAATGAGACAAATGCGGAATTGTTTGAATATGTCCCATCATAACTTCCTTTAGAAAAATAGAAGTACTCAGCACTTCCATAATTTCCAGGTCTAGCAGATATGGTGTATCCGTCAACTCCATTAGTGAATCCACTTAATTTTGCGGATAAGAATGTATCTGTATCGACGATCAAGTTGTCAGTCGATTGTGATGCATTTGTAATAACCGTACGGATCTCATCACTGTTTTGGATCAGTTGAGAGATCGATGTGGTGATACCGTTTTGAGTAGTTCCCAAAGTCCGTTTGTAAATATCAACGGTTTGTAGAACTTCTTGGAATTTCTCACTAGATTCTAAGTCAATGTCCTCATATGCCGGAGCATAGTCAGTCCACAAATCTCCATCCCACATCATTGCATCTTTAATATCAACTGCAACGTTAGTCCCTGCTGGTTTACCGCCGATGTCGATACGGAATCGGATTTGTGCACCCTCATTAAGAGTCTTCTCGGTAATGTCGAAATATCCGACTTTCGTTTTGTATTCGTTTGATGTGGAGATATCCCAGTTGTCTTTTTTATACTCAGATGGAAGACCGAATCTAGTTTCATGACCAACAATCCATTGAATATAACTTGTTGGGTTATAAACCTCCGGAGAAACCCGCATACTTGTGATACCGGGAGTGGTTGTACGAACTTTGTATTGGACATTCAGACGATCTCCGGCCTTGTATCCAAGAGCCTTCAGTGTCTTCTTGTCAATAAACCAATACCCATTAATAACCTCCCAGGCATTATTACCTTGTGTGTTTTTAATCGGTCCGTTGAAATTGACTTCTGTCTTAGTCTTAGCGAGTAAGTTTCGACTACCATATTTCTTAGGAATTTTCTGGTCAATAACAGAAGATAACTCAGTCTTAATTCGACCGGCTTCCTGAGTAACACGAGTGGCTAGGTCAGAAGTTCTGGCGTAATCACTTAATCGGGTGTTGATTTGTGTTTGGATCTTACCATCAACAAGATTGAATTTAGTATCCGTATAAGATTTTGCTTCAGTTGTGGCGGATGGGAGTACGTTATACTTAATATCATTTACTGATTCCCTAACAGACGCTACTGATATCATAATATTGTCTTTGGCCTGTTCAATAGCTGTAGATACAGCAGATGAGATCCTACCATCAACATCTCGAGTAACACTATTGACTGACGTTTGAATACCGTCAATCCTAGCATTCAAACTAGTCTCAACGGCGGTAACTTTACCACTCACAGTATCCAAATCTGTACGAGATACCTTAGCGGAAATCGAGTCTTTAATAACTCTAAGTTCCGCAGCGGTGCTTGTTGCATTCCCATCAACCTTCTTTTCCAGGTTTTGTGCAGCGATTTTGATTTCGTTCGCCTTCTGGTCAATAGAGGTTGACATCTTCGAGATCTCTCCATCAACAGTTGACTTGTATTGGCTTATAGCGGTGGAAATCTTGTTCGGAACTAGATTAAGTTCTGCTTTAGCACTTTCAATCTCGCCATCGAGATGATTTACTGTTTCTTGATCAGCTTTAGCGGACAATCTATCATTAAAGTGTTGGATCTCAGTGGAGTTTGTGGTAACTCGACCCTCAGTGTCAGTAATCCGTCTCTTCATAGATGCCAAATCACCGTCGACAGTGGATTTGTAATTCTTCCACTTCTGTTCTCCATCAGCAGCACTAGGTACCCAGCCAGTAGCTTTGGTCCCTTCTTCAACTTTCCACTTGTATGTGTATATGTTAGCGCCATCGACATTAGCGATTTCCTTAATTGTGAGTTGTGTAGTGCCACTAATCGTTGGATATGTGACAGTCACATACTTCTCAGTACCACCGGGCAACTCGAGTATAGCCTCACCATCAGTTGGAACTAAATCCACGCCATCCACAGTTACTTTGTCAGTAGCAGGATTGAATGGTGTTACCTTGAATTTAGATCTCATACCAGTAGTATTCTTAACAAAGAACGACCACGTATATGGGATACTATAATTCTTACTTTCAAACGGCATGTAGAATGTATTATCTGTTGGCACATGAGAAATCTCATCAACCAAATAATTCCGAGCACCAAGTAGTTGTCCATTTTGCATGCCTCCGCCACCTTGGACGACATTCCAAAGTAAACCTCCTCCACTATTCATCTCTAAAGTACCGTCAAGTAAGTTAGGATTACCTGGTTTGATTCGTTCTAATTCAGAAGCTAGCTGATCCTTAATATCTCCGACCTTGACATTAATATCATCGTCGATTTTCTTAAGTTTCTCATCAAGCTCGTTCTGGATTGGGGTAAGATCTGGTCGCCATCTCTTCTCGGCATCAGCAAGAGCAGCATTAACTGTTGCTTGCACATTGGCATTGATATCCTGTTTGGCCGAGTTGATAGCGTCATTAACTTTGTCGGTTACCTTCTGTCCGAAGTTAGCGTCAATGACAAGAACCCAGTTCTCACCATCAAAACGCCACATCTCAACTTCACCCTCACCACCAACAGGTTTAAACCACAAGTCGTCTTTAGATACCTTCTCACGAGGAGGTTCCTCAGGACCATAGAAGTTTTTGTTCTTGTTGTTGGCACTTGTTAGGATTGTATGGATTAATCCATCCTTCTCTCCGTAGAGAGCATTGTTGACGATCTTATTTGTCAAGTCTTGCCATTGGGCTTTCTGTTGGTCGGCCAAGCTAGCTCGACCAGACCCACTGGAACTTGCCTCGATTTTGATAATTCGCTCCCTAAGAGCATCATACACAATCTTACGGACTTTGACAGTAACGTCACAGTCAATCTTAGGCACATACACATCGACAGTATCACAAAGTTGGATCTTCTCCAAAGCTTGAATGATCCGACGATCCCATTCAGTGGAGTCTTGTAGAGGAATCATCTCCACTTCAACACTCAAATCCGGTTTATCAGCATCTTTGTTCTTAGATGTGAAATATGATTGTGCTTTGGCTGTAACTTGAGCTGGTGTAGGAGCTTTCTTTTTGGCTTCTTCACCCTCTTTATGGGTAGAAGAGTCATTGAACTCCGAGCTCAAATCAAGAGGCACAATTCTTTTAACGAAATAGTCATCATAGTGAGGAGATTTGATAATATCCCCGTAGATTACTTGTTCTGGTTCATTCTCACCGTCAGGAGTGAATGTCACATAAGGTAAAATACGAGTGAATTTACCAGCCATAGATGATTTGACTTTTACATTCTTGAGGTTCTTACGAGGTCGGATTGTTGTAACATGATCTTTCCCTCGTTTAGAATATAAGAAAATCGTATTGTTAGTACGTTTAATTTCGCCACCCCAAGTGTCAATAAACGATCCTTCTTCTCCGGCAATAGCATTCAACACATTACGGATATCCATGTTTGTGTCTTTTGCTGTTTGAATATCGGAGATGAAATTGTATTCAATAGGATCGACTGCAACACGTTTGAGTTGTTCCCAAGCTCCAGATGGTGTAGCAGATTTAATAGATAAAGGCTTGATAATATTACCAGACAATTCATCAGTCTTAGTAACAGCCTTTACAGTGATTTCGTTTGAATCAACCTCTTTCTCAACTTCGTAAATACGAAATGCGTGAGGTTCATCATAGTCGTTTGGCTTAACCAAAATATAACGGTTTTGAGTGAGCGCATTGGCCCACTCTCCACCGACAGGATATTTTAGTTCAAGCTCAAATTCTGCATTACGAACTTCAGTGACTTCGGCAGATATCGTATCGTGTAAGATACCCATACCATTAGTATCGAAGACCCTTTCGTTCTGTTCATATAAAATTGGTCTCAAACTAATACCCTCCAATTAGGAGTTAGAGTTATTGTAGCTGGAGCAGTACCCTTAGTGGCTGTGAAATATACCCGGTTAGTCCGAAGATCATTTCCCGGCTCAAGTTTAAAGAACTCTTTCCCCACAGTATTGTTGTTTTTGTTTGTGATCGTAGATCCTGACTTAGAATACACAATGTAACGAGTACTATCAATGATGATTGTCTCGTTTTGCATGTCCTTAATTGTCATAGCAGTGGATCCAATAGAAATTTTCAAGTTACCCGTAACACCAGAGAACTGTACTGTTGGTCTGGAGAAATATAAATTAGGATTGTCAATAACCTCACCAGAAGTAACAACTCGTGGTTGGTTATCAACATTATATTTGAACGGCTGACATTTAAGTTTCACTTTGAATGAAATACATCCTTGATAGAAGTATTTGTTTTCATAAGTGATTTCTGTCATGATAACTTTATAAATATGACTTTGATCAAAATATGGAATGAAGTCAATCCAATTACCAACCCCATTGTTAAATAGAAAATTGATTCTATTACGGGCTAGTGAAATATCTCGATCTGAGTCATTATGACTTCGTCCGTCATAGAAACAGCTTAGCTCGAATTCGGTTGGCTCATAACCTTCATCGTCAAAAGCCAACTCTCCTTCGTAGCCATTTGGTGACTCGAAAGTCACACGTCGTTTAGGCGTTTCTATATCTGGGCGATCTTGGATAAATACATGATAATCTTCAGACTTGTATCCGTTAATCATGAAATATCCAGGCTTTAAAGGCATCACCATAATACTTCCTCACCTTTCCCTCGACGAGCTTGGTCGTCAAAGTCTTTAATATGTTGTTGGATTTCTCTAGCGAGTTGTTTACCATCAACAGGTTTGCCACCATTATCCACTTTAACAGTAATAGAGTATTCTTTATTAGAGTTGTCGTAGACATTTGTGTTGGTTGATTGCATTGAACTTGGAACACCAGAATATGCTGGTCGTGGAACGTTAGTTGCATCAACACCGATTCCCCGTAGAATGTTGCCATTTTGAAGTTTGTCAAGATTGGTAGTATCGACTACAGGAGTGATGGTTGGACGGTAATCCATGTCTGCAAGCGAGTCATCGAGTAACGTTCCAACAGTGTTAACAGCATCAGCCACGGCAGAAGCCATACCACTTGCGTGATCGACAGCGAGTGATGTTGCATCGGCGAATCCATTTGCAAAGGTTTTACCCATTTGCTTAACAGTTCTAGGCATTTCTTTTGCAATACCCATCGCAACCCCTTGAGGAATGTATTTACCTACATTGGCTGCGAATAACCGTGATGGTGATTTGATCTTAGCTTTTGCTTTAGCAGCACGTTCAGCTTGAGCAACGATTTCATTGGTTGCGGCGATAACAGAACCCAAATGCGCTCTAATACCAGCGGCGACCCCTTGAGAAATCATCGAACCGACATACACACCACCAGCATGAGCTACGCCAGCAGCGGATCTAACTCCGTTTGCGGCTTGCATCATACCCGTCATGATTGTGACATTAAGTAATGCCATAGCAATACGCATAGCAGATACCATTTGAGTTCCGAGTTGGAGCATGGTTGAATTCATCATTGCACTAGAACTACGGATTTGGTTTGCCATTTGCATCATAGCAGTCATGATTGTCATCTGCATAGTCATAAATGCCATTTGCATCGATGCTCTCATCATGTTTAGAGACATGTTCATTTGAGCATTGATTTGGGACATAGATGAAGAAATAGCTTGAGCAATTCTAGACATAGACGCAGCCATAGCTGTCGCTGCTTGATTCATAGAGTTCTGGATAGATTGAACAACGCCCATCATACCAGTCATTACTGTTGTACGAACTAATACCATAGATGTAGATGCGCTAACACCCATCATAGCAAATCCTCTAGCCATACCGGCTGCCGCTTGAGCCATACCAGTAGATATGACAGTAGATACGGAAGCCATATTCGTACGGATAGCATTTACGACGCTCAACATTCCCATATTAACAGCCATAACAACAGTAGTCATAGATGTTGCGGCAGCGGCGCCCATCAAAGCAAAGCCTTGTTGCAAAGCTGCACGAGCTTGGTTCATACCATTATTCACAGCATTAACTACGAGAGTCATCGCCATTGTCATGGCAGTACCTAATACAGCAAATGATGTTGTAGATCCAGCAGCACTAGCACCAAATTGCGCAAGAGCAGTTCTTGCTTGGTTCATAGCATTACCGAATGCCGTTGTGCCGTTAGAAATAGATGAGAATGCTGTGCTAAGGTTTGCTACAGCAGATCCAGTTGTTGTAAACATCATTCCTAGAGAAGACATCGACGCACCGACTGCTGTAATACGAGATATGAATTGAGATAATGTGTTTGCCACTTTCTCAAGACCCGCGGCGAGAACCATAATCCCAGGAGCAGCACCCATTGTTGATTGTCCCACACTAGAAAGCGCGTTTGCCACGCTCTTAATATTGCTAGCCATTCCTGAAGAGGACGACTTAATCTTCTCAGATGATGATGCGAATTTCTCAAGATCAGAAGCAGCACTAGGGGCAGAAGACGATACTGTCTTAAGCGCGGAACCAATATCTTTAAGGGCCCCTGATGCTCCATTACGAGTACTTAACTTGTACATTACAGTATCGAGTTTGTCAAGGTCGGCACGGAATCCGTTTAGGTTACCAGTACCAGAAGCTATACCAAGTCCCCCAACAGCGATACCGACCGCAGTAATGGCGGCCGCGGCTTTGAGTCCATGATCGGCAATAGGTTTCATACCTTTACCCATCAACTCGATACCTTTACCCACATCTTTGAAGGCATGTCCGATTGCTTCGATAATACCTTTGATCGCATTACCTACGGAATCAACGATCTTAGAAACACCATTCATTACGTGCTCAATACCTTTACCGAATCCTTCGGCAAATTTACCAGCACCTTCAAATGCTTTACCAATTCCTTCGAGAGCAGATTTAACTGCTGAACCAACAGACTCAACAATAGATGACACCCCTTGTAAAGCAGATTGGATACCTTCTCCTAATCCTCGAGCAGCAGAACCGATTCCTTCAAATGTAGCTTTAATAGCACCACCGATGGACTCTACAACTGAAGCAACACCTTGTAGGGCTGCTTGGATACCTTGACCAATTCCTACAAATACATTCTTGAGCGCTTCACCAACTGCTCGGATAACATTAGCGAAAGCGTTGATTGCCCCAACGATACCCTGCATAACAGAGTTAACAATTGAAGCAATGCTAATGAATATAACTTGAATGGTTTGTCCAATAGATTGGACTACTGCAACGATTGCATTACAAACATTTGTAATTGTCTGACCGATTGTCTGGAATATAACAACAATATCATTTGCAACAACTTGGATTGTTTGGAATAAGGTAATAAATACCGGAGCCAAAGCTTGAACTACTTGCGCAATGGATTGTACAATGGCAATAATAGCGTCTGCTAGAGATCTGATAATAACGGCAAGTGATTCGAATAGCACTTTAAGTGCATCCATCAATGGAGTAAATATCGGTTCAATCGCTGTAGCGAATTCACTTAATGCTCCTAAAATAAAGTCTTTAACCGGAGTGAGAATCTCGGCAAGTTTCTCTAAAATAGGACCAATAAGATTTCCAAGTAAGCCTAGAACAATATCAGTTATTACTTTGAACAAATCTGTCAAAGCCGGAATTAACCTATCTTTAACTTGCATCAAACCTTTGGCTAAAGACTCGATGAATTTAACAGCAATTTGTAGACCGGTTTGAACGATTACATCAATATTTTCCATAAATGCTTTAGCAAATTCCATCAAAAGATTAACCGCAGCTTTAAATATCTGTGGCATACCTTCCGCAATACCATTGATAATACCAACTACTGTCTTGAGACCGAATTTAACAAAGTCCGGAATAAGGATCGACAGCCCTTTTAAGAACTCATGTCCTAATTGAACAAATGCCGCAACAATCTTAGGTGCATTCTGAGCAATTGTCGTTATGAATTCAACGAACCCTTTTGCTACTTTAGCCATTGCACCTGGCGCACTTTTAGCTAGAGTATCGACCGCCATAGCGAATGCTAAGAAACCAGCACCAGCAATGGCTATAGACGCCGAAGCAAGAATTGATGATACACCAAAGCTAATCATTGTACTAGCCAATAATGCCAGACCAGGAGCTACGAATTGTGCTATAGCCGCAGCGGCCAATAATATAGCCAAGTTACCGGCAAGAGCAAGCATACCAATACCAACCCCAACCAAATTAAGTTTACTTAATACAGCGATAGGAATTGCCAGCATGTTTAATGCTACGGCAAGAAGTAATATACTTCCAGCTCCCTTAAGACCGACATTCTCAACGGCTTTCATTGCGATTACTAATATACCAAGTGTTGCTCCAATTGCTCCGACCGCAACCAATATCTGTTGCCAATTATGCTTTGCGACGATGCTTAATGCCGATCCGACTGATTGCAATAATACAGCAGCGGCCAACAATGAAATTATTGTAGATGTATTAATCTTATCTTGGTTCAATTTGCGTATAGCTATAACGGTCCCAGCCATAACTGCACCCATAGCTAATACCGAAGCCAACAATGCCGGCCACGGAATAAATGCCAGTTTGACAAGTTCATCACCAATCATCTTCATTGAAATCGCAAAGGCTAGAACCGCAGCGGTTGTGGATAAGTTAATTTTCATTCCATCAAGAGCCCATGCAGCGGCAATTAGACCTGCTAATACAAACGACATTCCACCAATAGCACCCATGAATTGGCCTGGGTCCATACTTTTAATGAACGATAGGGCCTTGAGCAAGGTTGTGATACTGAATACGAATGTCAATAAAGTAGCTATAGTCGTGAACTTGATCTTAATATCTTTAAGTGCTCTGGCTGCAAGAACCAATTCGGTCAATAAAGCACCTAAAGCGGATATACCTTTGATTAATGTTTCGGGATCCATATCGGCCAACTGTTTAACACCACCAATTAAAACTCGAAGAGAAAGTGTTAGTGTTATTAATCCGCCAATTGCTCCCATTTTGATCTTAACATTGTTAAGAATCCGCATAGCTAGACTAAGCTCTAAGAGAAGTGCACCGACTGCACTAATTCCTGAAATCATTTGCTCAGGCGATAAAGCGACAATACTTTTAACAGACCAAACTAATAAACGTAGAGACGCCACAACAGTAAGTATGCCGAGAGACGTTCTGAGATTGATCTTCACATTATCCATTATCTTCATTGCGCCGGCAAGCGCTAGAAGCAATGTAGAAACTGAGAGTACACTAGATACTAATTGTTCCGGACTGTATTGCGCTAGTTTGGCAACCGATGAAACCAGAATTCTCAATGATATTGCAATAGCAATCATGTTAAAAACGCCGACTTTGGATTTACCGATCTTTTCCATCATCTTAAGAGTAGATCCAAAGACTTTGGTTAAGGCGTATAATCCTAAAGTTGCCGCGGCGGCTTGGTCGATATTCATCTTAGATAGTTCTACCATAGCTCCAGCTAAAATACGAATCGCAATAGCCACAGCGATAATAGTTCCAACACTTGATTTAGGAATGCCTTGAAGTTTTGATAAATTTGACATTATCTTGTTCAAAGCATTGAACGCTACCATCATACCGATGATACCTTTTGACAAATCCTTAATATCGATCTTACTCAATCTAGCGATAGCGAGAGCTAAGATAAGTAAAGCGCCAGCGATAGTAATCAATGTGAACGCTCTAACCGTGTTAGTAAAGGCATTCAAAGTCTCACCTAACTGGTTAAATATCTTAGAAACTTTACCCATTTCTTCTTCACCAGTCTTAACGAAATCTTTAAAAGGTTTCATCAATCCAGTCAAGAATTTCTTGATAATACCATCCCCAGATTTGAATTGTAAAGCTTTATCCAAGGCCGCTAATCCTAGTCCTGCCGCAATAATATCGCCAAGTTGAAGATCTTTAAAGATCCCCTTGATGACTGCATAACTCTTCTTAACAACATTGATAATATTATCAAATGCTCCTTTTAAGAAGTTTCCGATAGCAGCAAAAGGTTTGGATATGCCTGTCAGATTTGAAATAAATGATTTTAGACCCTCGAAAATTCCGTCCAAGAATCCGCCATCAAATTTAATATGGAATAAACCTTGAATTGCGTTCTTAATGTTTTCAAAAACTTTAGATACGATTTGTGCTGCAGTTGAAAATAAACCAATTTGTCTAATTGATCCTCGTAATCCTTCAACAAATGTTCGAATCTTAGTCGTTACATCAACCAAACCTTCAGTGAATGATTTGAAACCAGATCCGTCACCTTTTGGCATGAATGCTTTAAAGAAGTCAAATACTAAATCTGCAGCGATTTTGAATAGTGTCCCTAAGGTGCTGATTACATTACCAACAGCCTTACCAATGTTCATGATTCCGCTCATGACATTGAAATTGCTTCGAATGGAAGATAGGAATTGTGATATTCCGTCCGCAGCACGTTTGAATACGAGGATTACTCCATCGAAAGATCCAATTGTTCTCTTAAGACCCATGTGGAATCGTTTTAATACCGCATAAACGGTCATAAAAATATTACCCATAAGTCTTCCGGCAGATATGACTAATCCGTGGACAGCAGCATTGTTCTTAAGACTTGCAGTGAAGTCTCGGAATCCTTGTGTGATACGTAGAAGACGATAAGCGGATTGGTCATAAGTACCAATCACTTCACGGAAACCTTCGCGGAAGTTCGTCATAGCCTTAAAGATTCCTTCAAAGCTATTCTTAATTCCATCGAATAAGGCTTCTTGACCGCCCATGTCTTTCCATGTCTTCAACATTGCATTTCGGTAGTTACCAAGACTACGTTCAATCTCTAAGACAGAATCAAAATACGTTCCTTGAGCATCATCGAAATATTTCTGAGTGATTTCACCGACAGAAGTCCAAAGACTTTTGGCTTCTTCAAATCCACCAAACAAATATTCCCACGAAGTTGCCCATCCTGAACCAATGGATTCTTGTACAGTGTCTACTAATTGACCAAATGATTTGATTTTCTGAGCAGCATCTAGCATCGATTGGTCCACACTGAAGTCTTTCAATGTCGCTATCAATACATCCGCTGTTAACCAGCCATCTTTAAGGGTGTCCCGAAATGCTTTGGTTTCATCACGAGCATGTCCCATCTTTTTACCCATCTCAGTCAATGCGTCTTGGAATAGTTTACCACCCATGTTAGCATTAACCACAGAGTTCCAGTCCATCAAGCCCACTCGTCCAGAAGCTAACGCTTGAGATAATTGATACATCGCACGAGACATGTCTTCGGTACTAGCACCAGAAGCTGCCGCCAAGTTACCAATACCCTTGATCGCAGTAGCTGATTCATCAAGACCAACACCGGCCGCGGTAAACGTACCAATGTTTTTGGTCATGTCTTTAAATGAGTAAATGGTTTTATCAGCGTAATCATTCAACTGTTCCAAAGTAGATGATACTTTACGCATACGAACTGTTGGGTCAGGAATCGCCCATTCCGTATTCGTCATAATTGTTTGAATCGAACCAAGTTTATCCTTGTATTCACCCAAACCATCTACTGGACCAGCAAAAAATTTCTTACCGAATCCAACCGCTTTCTGAATACCGTTTGCTAATAGTTGACCCATAGCAATATCCATAGCCGTGATAGACTTCTGAACCGAAGCAGAAGCTTTCTCGAATGAACTTGAGATTGGTCCCGCATCGAATTTAGAAACTTTAGTTGAAAGATTATCTATTGACTTAGTTGCTCCCGGGAAACCTTCATCGTAGTCTGCTTTACGGAACATGTTTTTAATTCCAGATAAAGCATCCGCTAGATGTCCTCCAGAAGCTTTCTTAGATAAATTGTCTAAGGATTTTGTAGCAGCCGGGAAACCTTCGTCATAGTCGGCTTTACGGAACATGTTTTTAATTCCGGATAAAGCTCGTTCCAGCATACCTCCAGAAGCTTTCTTAGATAAGTTATCTAATGATTTAGTAGCTCCAGGAAATCCTTCGTCATAGTCCGCTTTACGGAATAAACCTTTAAGTTTGGATAATATTCCACCGGTTCGATTAGATGCCGATTCAATGGACGAATTCATTTTGTCCACCGATTTCGACATATTGTTTAATCCTTCAGGACTATCAGCTTTCTTAAATACACTCTTAAGTCTGGCCAAAATACTTGATGTTTTGGAAGTTTTGTCGGCAATATCAGTATTCATTTGATCGATAGATTTGCCGGCTTTACTCATGTTAATACCATCGAGAGATCTTGTGAATAGACCCTTAAGTTTACTTAATAGCCCTTGGGATTTTGTCGTCGATTTTGATACTGCATCAGGAATCGCATTCATCTCTTTAGCGATGTTCTTAGATGCGTTTCCGCCATTCAACTTCGAGAATGCGGCTTTAAGTTTCTCTAAAGCACTAATAGTGTCTTTAGCGTTCTTAGTGAAACTTTTGTTGTCTAAGGTGACCTTAGCAACTTTTTCATCAACGTATCCCGCCATATATACCTCCTATTTGACATAGTCAGATAAAATTTTGTTTATCTGTTTCTTATAAACCGAATCTATAGCTTTGATTATATAAGGGTGTGGAGGAACGTATCCTCCTGTCCCTGTTCCGTGTCCATAGTGAATTATAACAGCGATATTGACACCTTTATTAATATTAGTGTTAAATATCTCCAACTCTTCACCACGACCAGTTTTAGTTATTCTATACCCCCATGAAGCGGCTGTTTTACCAGACCTAGATGGGGTTGATGCTTTAAGCGCATTTACGATCGCAGCACCCAATGATTCCAAAGAAGCAGTACGATTCTTTTTCAAAAATAGTTCTAGGTTCTTGAAATCTCCCGAAACGGAAATAAAATCATCCATGGAGTTTTCTCCTTTCTGCTTCTTCAGCACGTCGTTTCATGATTATAGCCCGCTGCTCAGCCATTGCCTCTTCTTTTGTCATTTTCTTAGGCGGCTCTTGTAATGCAGCGACGCTATTTAACAACATGATAAGTTTATTTAAATTGCGATTTTCCCAATCGAACGGAATATGGTTTAATGCCATATGAGCGTAAATTATCTCAGATGTAAATATCTTCTTTCGTTGAGCAACAGGTCGAGCGCTCCCAGTTTGTTTAGGGAATTTTGTAGCCGATGGAGTATGCCCCATATACTTAAGGATCTTCTCGAAATCATTTGGTGACAATTTAGATACATCTAAATCTTGATCACACATCATAACAATAAAATCAAGAACTTCTTCATCAGTGACCTCATCCTTATTGTCGATAAATCGTTTCTCATGTTTAGTCTCCCATCTGTCTAGATTCTTAAGAGTATACCTAAAAGTGTACTCCGAACCGTCTTCCGTTATAAACTCGTTTTTCTCATCATCCCAATATTCAACATCTTCCGTTTTTATTGTAAGATACTCTGATCCCATGATACTCACACCTCAAAAAATTTAACAAATAAAAAGGAAGGGGTGCAAAAAATACACCCACAACCAATTACTGTGCAGCTGGAGCTGCGGCAGAAGCGGCTGCTTCTTTAAGCCCACGAATATGAGAAGTAATACCAGTAATAAATTTATTAAGGGTAACTCCTTCATCGTCATGGAAGTCTTCAATCAAAGCTTCATAAGCAAGTGAAGTTTTGAAGTCTTCACGAACTTGGTCATTCTTGATGAAGCGTTTTCCATCTTCCGAACGAACGCCATATGAAGTTAAAACGATGTCGTTCAATAGATCGTACATCTTTTGGTAATCTTCTTCGGCTTGAACTTTTTCGATGTATTTAGCCATATCGTCTTTACCGTAACGAGCTTGCAAAGCAATCAATTCCATACGGTTAAGATTGAAGTAAAGAGTTTCCTCTTGTTGGATACCATCGAAATCCTCATAACGAACTTGCTGTTTAATCATGCTATGACATACCTCCTATAAAGTTTAATTAAGACAATAGTTCAATGATCTTTTCTGGCAATGGAAGATATGCATCAGCATCATCTGTACCATAGACAGCGTCAAGAACTTTTTGCATCTTAGTAGCTTCAACTTGAGTAGAATCAATTGTGATTACAGAAGTTGGTTTGTGGCCAGGAACTGTAACTGGAGTTGAAGAAATTGACCAAGATGGGTTTTGTGGTTCTGGACTGTCATTCACAGTAGAGTGTGAACGTTCTGACGGAGCAGCTTTACATCCATACCAAAGGTGAAGTTTGTAACCGTAGTCATTACCTTGAACGTCGTTACCAACGATAGATTTGAATGCAAATCCGAATGGTTTACGGTTTTGTTGGTGTGCTACAGCGCCTTTAACGATAGCTTTCATACCATCACATTCGTCAAATTCAACTGGAGAGTTGAATGCTTCGATAGTACCTTCAAAGTTTTCGGCACCGGTAAGTGACAAGTATTTGATGTTGTCAGCGTATTGGTCGTTTGCTTCAGCTCCTGATGGTGATTCGTTGGCAGCGGTAATACCGTTCCAAGCAACACCTTTAGGATATGCACCGGAAGCATTTTGTACAAACAATACAGCTTCGGAAACACCAGTTTCATAAATACGTTTTCCGAGTTCGTCGAATTTAAGTTTAGCCATTAGCTAATCCTCCCGTGTTAATCTTTAAAATAGTTTGATGCATGTTGTCAACAATAAATTCATTCTCATACACACAGTATTGGCTTTCCAAAAGGTGAGGTAAGATTGGAGTATCGACTCGTTTGTCGATTATAGTGATTTGGTATACTTCATGTGAATGATAACGAATATTGTCAGCATGACGTTGACGTATCCCGGTTCTCTTATAAAGAATACAAGGATATGTCAAAGTAGTGGTTGATGTAGGATTATAGAAGAGTTTATAATCCTCATTAGATTTCCGAATCGCTTCGGTTAGAATCTGTCGGATAAGCATTCTTTTGCTCATTGTAAACTCCTCCTAAATCCAAGATCACTCTAGGAGGTCGTATAGTAAAGCTTTCTACTTTCCATTTGACCCCCTGATATTCCAAATACTGAAGATTTGAAATATGTGTCATAAAAAATTGATCTGCTACTAATGAAATTTGGTTGGTAATTCGTATGTTGTCGATTGTCGATTTGTCGCCATTTTGATCACGACGGTATCGACTAGTAACAACATCACCGCGTACTTTCTTAACAACCACTTGAGGTTCAAACACATCCGGCTCGACCTCTACATCAGTAATCCGAAAACCCGCGTTACCAGAGTATTTCATTTAATTATCCACCAACACGTCCAGATGTTCCTGATTCAGTCGTAGCGGCAGGACCAGCAGCAGGAGATGCAGTAGCACCTTTAGGAGTGAAGTATACAGCAGCTTTAGCGCGTACAAGTGCTCCTGAAAGACGTGCTTCGATAAGATATTTTTGTTTATTGTAGTCGATATCGAAGTGTTCGAATGTGTTAACTTCGCCACCTTTGTTAGTACCGATTTGGTAGTCAGCAAGGTTAACCATGATCATTTCGTCTTCTTTCAAGAAGTTAGTTTCAACGATATCAGCTACGCCGAACAATGATGCAAGATATTCTTTAGTTGCAGGTTGTTGTCCACCGAATACCCATTGTTCGTTCTTGTTACGCAAGAAGCGAATCTTAGTAAGGAATAGAGGGTTAACATAAAGAGTTGGAGTGCCTGAACCAAGCATCTTAGTCTTTTGAGTAGCAACAGTTTCAAACAAGTCAAGAAGCATCTTAGGATCGTAAGTTGCTTTGATTGTGTAGAAATCCTCGTCTTTAGAGATAGGACGGATCTTGTCTTCTTTGATCTTAGCAGCATCACCAGTAGCACGACCATCTGATACGAGGATTGCTTGAGCAATTTCATCGTTCAACTTAATGCGCATTTCTTGGTTGAAGAAAGCTGCGACGTTCAATTGTTGGCCGATATCGATAGCATCGTCACGGTCAATTGATTGTTTTTTATAGATTGTAGTTGGGTCGGTTTTACGAGAAAGGAACGAAATGATTTGTTCTTTCTTTTCTGTACCCTTGATATAACCTTTTGCACGAAGTTGTTCGTCAGTAAGGTCAGACAAGTCAGTCATGATTGATTTAACAAATGCTGTTGGAACTTTTGTTACCTTAGACAAGATATGTTCTGTAGCAGTATTTGGTGAGTAGATTACTTGAACACCGTTTTGCAACTGGTGATCTGGGAACAACTTATCGATGTTGTTCATTGAGTGTTTAAGTGTGTCGCCATTCTCGAAGTCTACAAGAACATTACTAAGTTTGAGACCACGGTCTTTGGCAGTTTGCATAGCTTCTGTTAATGAGTGGCGAATTTCTTCGTTGTTATTAGCAGATGTTTGTTCGAATGCGTTATAGTGCATCAAAGTTCCTCCCTTGTCGGATTGTTCGATTTCTTCTTCATCATCTTCTTCTGCTTCTTCAGCGAGTTCTTCGAGAATTTCGTTAACTCGAGCATCGACAGCAGCTTCAAATTCTTCATCAATAGCGTTTTCATGCGCTTCCAATGCTGCGTTAGCTGCAGCTTCTGTCAAGATAGATACAGCTTCTTGTTGATCTTCATTAAGAGTCCCCAATACTTCGTCGAGAACAGCAGATTCAGTACCTTCTTCAGCGTGTTGGATACGGTCGAATACACTAACTCGTGTTTCATCACCTAACAACACATTGCTAGCTGAATGAATAAGTTCGTTACTTTCCATTACGATACTTTCCCCTTCGTCTGGATTATCGGAGTGTTGTAGCACTTCCGTAATTACGGCCCCAGGATTAGCTCCTGCGAGCACAAGCGATACTTCATAGATGTTACCATGAATGACGTCATTTTGCGGAGTACGTTTAATACGATTCGCTCCGATTGACATACACACGATATCACCATGTTGTACAAGTTCTTTGGCATTAATGGCTTTTTGGGTATTGTTGAAATATCCTTCGCCATAAACACCCTCGTCCGCATGATGTAATTGCACGTGTCCGATGACATTTTCAGGAGTGCTCGGGTCGTGTGACCAAACCAGAGGAACCTTCTTGCCATCATTCTCAGCAAATGCACCATGACGAATAACGACACCGTCTGTACAACGCATGTCGTTACGGGTTACATAACCCGCGAAATCATACTTAGGATGTTTTCCCATGAATACGATTTACCTCCGTCAATTATTCGCCGCCATTTTGAAGTTGTCTTAGGTACTCGAGATAGCCGTCTTCATCCAGTTCTTCTGGATTCTCTTCGTAACCTTCTTCTCCAGGGGACGCGACCGACCCAGGTACAGAAACATCTTGATTGTTATCAGCGATGTTAGGATTATACAATTGATCGGCCATAGGATCCATAATCGGACCATAACCGATAACAGCACGGAATTCATTAGAAGTAAGAATTCTGTTACGTAACAATGAGTCACCAATTGTTGCAAGTTGACTTGTAGGAACAAGTTTAAATGGATCATTATATGTCACAATACGATGACCTTGTGTGTATCCCGTTTTAGTAATGAATTTACGTTGAAATTCTTCTTGAATACGAGTTACAATCGGGTCAATCGTACGTGTATAATAATTCTGCATTTGCTCAGCAGTGGCAGTCCCATCGAATACCGCTTTAGTTAATCCTATCTGCGATAAAAGTTCATCGGTCAGATACTTAATTTCGTCCATCAGATTAGAATTAACCGGGCGATTAAGTTGGGTAATCTTTTCATCAGCAGCGACGTAAGCAATACCCATAGGAGACTCTTTAAGCTGAACCTCAATGTCCTTAATACGTTCATTAGCTTCTTTTCGCTTAATGTCATTACGTACGGGGACAGGAAGTTGTAGAATCATGTTCCATTTATTGGCAATGGCTTCTCTATCCTGAGCATCTAGTAAAGATAACTTTTGTAAGAGACGTGACATGGTTGGGTTTTCAGGCCCAATAATGTTCGCCAAAGGGTTCTCGATGATCGCACACATTTTCTTAGGAACAATGATCTCCGAGAAATCTCCTTTTGCTTCATTATAAATTTTAACACGAATCTTGGTCGGATACCATTCTAAAATCTTTCCGACACGCATTGATGTAATATCATATGCGTCAGACATTGTTGGATCTAGAGTGGCTTCTAGTGGTACGGCAGCCACTACACCGTCATCGAATAATGAGTAAACCAAATCATGAAAGAAATCAGTTGATGATTGGTCAATATTCATTTCCACGTCGAACAGACGCTGCAATGACGATCTCTTTTGTAAAGTCTGGTTTTCTCCATTGTTTTCCAATTTTACGTGTTGAAATTTAATCATAGCTGCGTCCATAGCAATCCGGTTAAAGATCATAGACGCGATAGATGATCTACTATAAGATCTTCCAGCTATGGAGGTGTTAGGGCTAAGCGCCCTTGGTTCGTCAGACAGTTGAAATACATCATCTGTCTCTACAAAATTGGAAGTAGTTTTCGTTTTGGAAAACATAGACCAAGCATGCGTAAGTCCATCTGTAAAAATACTCATATTGGCCTTTCTATGATACAAATAAATCTAAATTACGTTTATAGGCAACCCAGGCATCAATCAAGGCTGCGACATTATCGATCTTTTCATCAGCTCTACGTTTTGACAATTTATAGTTACCGTTATTATCTTGGATAGCTACGGCATTACCCATCGCAAATTTCATTAACTCTTCATCAAAGATCAATTGCCGTTCCATGGCAAGATTTTTAAGCTCGCCCATAGGAACAGACTCGGTCCTAGAACCTTGAATAATCTTTTCAACTCCATACTCACCATTTTCACGAGACCATCTTTCGACAAACTCTCTGGCATTGTATGGGTCGAAACCGAATGCATAAACAGCGTACTTGTGTTCATAAATAAAGTTGGATAAGTCGTCATAAACCTTCATCATGTTTAGAATGGTGTCCGGCATAACAACTAAAGTACCCTCATTTATAAATTCATCGTACTTATTACGCATTGCGGAAGTCAGTTTCTTAAGTTTGCTTTCACAAACATATGAACGTGTTTTAACACCAAATCGACCACGACCAATCGGGAATAAGAATGTAAATGCACAGAAGTCATCACCTTGTGAAAGGTCACCACCTAGTGCACATTCAAGTCCATCAAAGTTTTGTGGTCTATGAGGAATAGTTTCTTCGTAAATGAAGAAGTATGTATAACCTTCAACAGGAATTCCAAAACGTTTTGCTAGAATATCCGCTCTATCAGAGGGTTGGTGTTCGGCTTGTTCGACCTCACGTCGATATGTCTCATAAGAAACTGTAGCCCCAAGATTGGGATTTGCTTTCATCCACATCTCTGGGAAAGCTACTTCACGTACGTCGTCCAAACGGTAATACCAAATTGATACATGAGGGTTGAAGAATCGACCCTCCAAAATATCAGTTAGTTCCATCTTGATAGTATCCCCGACACCATCACGAGCGGTACCTTCAGACGAAGTTGCTATAATCATGTAATTGTCATTCTTAGAAGCACCCTGTTCTATTGCTCCAATAACATTCTCTCGAACATCGCCTGATAACCATTCATCTACCGAGGCGTATTTACAACGAAGACCTTGAAGCTTGTCAATAGACATTGGGCGAATTTCTAATAGACTATTTGTAGCGAAATTTTCAACACCCTTTTTAGTTGATGCCAACAATTGTTTCTGGGTAAGATTACCTGTCATCTTAGATCCTTGAACCATGTATTGGACGAGAGGGCCTTTAGCTCTACTCAATGCTGTACGGAATGGTCCCATGATCTCTTCTGCTTGTTTCATTGTTGGTGCACAAACTACTTGGTGTGTTGTGGTTGTGTCTATAAGCAACATGTATGCTTGCATAAATGTTGAGTATAGAGATTTAGCGGCCCCACGTCCCACAATCAAGAATTGTTTGTTCGTAAGTCGCTTGAATTTTGATTTTATCTCCCATTTACCGAGTTTAGGATTGTAAACCCTTTCCTCGGAGAGATAGAACCATGCGAGGGCACATTCAGCCCATAATTTAAATGATGGTAGAAGAGTTACGTCACTACCATCTGTGAGGGTCATTTCATTCTCGCAAAACCTAACGAAGCCCTCGATGGCCTTATTATCATAGTAATAATCCGGTGACTCAATTAAGAAATCAATTCGGTTCATTTCCAGTGACACCATCCGATTTACCGGAATCTCACCTCTAAGAACTTGCTCCTTAAACTTCATGTACTCTTCCGGATATGCTTTGTTAGATAGTACCAAAAAAGAAACCCCTTCTATCTTCTGTTGTTTGAAGTCATTTTGTCAAAAGCGTAATTAGTTCCTTTTTGAGCTGCTGTTTGGATTGCAACATCGACAACTTTATTAATCGCTGTGTTACCAAGTTGTTTAGCTCTTCCAGGTGGCTTCATAGAAACAACGGCAGAACGTTTAACTTGTTCCGCGAAATCGTTTTCTAATCTAAGACGATTTGTGGCTTTTCTAATATCTTCGTCAGTCATGTTTGATCTATCAAGATATTTTTTACGCCATTCTTTGTTTCTCGCTGCCGAGGCTTTTTTCAAACGTTTGGCTTCTCTACGTCTTTGACGTCGAACGCCCCACTTCATACCTCGAACACCAAAGTGCTCAATTACATCAGAAGAATTGTCTATTGAAACAATATTATTGTTCATTGTACTCTCCCTTCTGAATAATAATTCTATGGGCGGTATTATTGATGCTTGTTGTTAGTGTCGTTAACACACTACCAGCAGGCGGGTCGAATACCACTCGTATGGAAAGGAATATGTACTGTTTGACGAGTCTTAATAGATGTTTGTCGGATTCTTTTAGCAATTGCTCCCATTCTGTGTCTTTTGTGATATCACAGTCTGGGTGAACTTTTGTAAGTTGTGACAATGTACCAACAATTCCGTCGATCTCCAACAAAAGTCGAGCATCAAACCCAGAATCTTCTTCCGAAGCAAAATCTAAAGTACTCTTAACATCGTCTAAAATTTTTGACATTAGTACCTCACCATAGTTTTGTGTCACCAGGCTTTCTTTCGACATATACACTTTGAGATCTATCTCCGTAATGGATAATGTTGTGTGTCTTAATAGAAGTTGTTATGAGGCGATTTGGATTTAGCAAAACGTTCTCGTCCCAATTTAGTATATCGTCTTCTTCCAAAGGAAAAATGTGATGTACAAGTATTGGGCCTTCAATATCCATTCCCGGAACTCCCAAATCATATCCAAGATCTCGAGCTATTACTTGATCGCGAAGATCTAACCATAGTCTTGATCGATAGAATTTGTTTGAAATTGTTCTGGGAGAGATGTATCCTTTCTTGTATAGTGAAAGATAGTTCAGTCGATCACCATATGACGAGTACTTTATTAATTCATCGTAAGATAAATCTAATAGAAGCTCTCTATTCGACATTGAACTCCTCCGACGGCATATAACCTCGAATCGCATTAATGACTTCTTGACTGTCACCCTTACCTTTGACTTCACTGTCAATTAAAGCAACTTTAGAATCATTAAGTTTATTCTTGGCTCTAAGACCTTCTAGTTGGAGTTCGTTTTCTACTGTACCATAACGCAATAGAGCGTTCAAAGTACTTGGAGCTATGGTACCATCGTCTAATTGGCGCTCGGCCAGGTCGAATGCTTTCTTTGTAAGTTTTAGCATTCTTCCTTCTGGTGTTAATGCTTGACGAATATCGTCCGTTTCATTTCTTCTCCGGGGCATTTGTCGATACCTCCGAATTGCTAGCACTTTCCTGAAGTCTGCGTAACGTTTGGACAGCATTCTCGATATAATCTTCCGCTTGAGCGGTAGTTAATTGAGTACGTGTTTCATTAGCGAAATGAAGTAGCTTGTCTAGAGCTGCTTGTTTCTTACTGTCGTTAGCAATTTCCAAGCGGTCGAGTGATGACACGATAATCATAGCTCGTTCGGCCAGCGTAATAACCTTTTTGTTGTGTGTGACAGCGCCGAGGTATTTAACCCCTTCAACAACCAATGGTGCTACCATAACAACTAACGTGATTAAATTAATTACGTTTTCTAACATTACGTTTTACCTCGTCCCTTGATTTTTCTTCTTCCACATAATCATTCACGACCCGACTAACATATGAGTTTCCGCCTCCTTTGACGTATTGATCATACAATGTCAGAACTTCGTTGTTTGACAATCGCCCGGAATGGATACCGGTAATGATCTGTAACCTCAAGAAGTCTCGCTCTTGGGTCTTTCGCATCTCTTCCATGCTAATAGCTAGTGCTTCGATGGAATTTTTAATGCCCTCAATCTCTTGGTTTTGTTTCTCTTCCAGTTTACTCCATAGTTTCTTGAAGACTCTAGTTGAAAAACCAACAATTGATGCACCGATACCGATATACAGTCCGATCTGAGAAAGAACTTCAGGAGATAGTAGCCACTTTAGTAGACCAACGAAGTGGTCTTGTACTTCTGTGTGCATAGTTCTAGTCTCCTTTGATTTAATTACCCCATACTTAGACCCGAGAATTCAGGTCTAAAACCACTCCGGGGAAATTTTGGAGAGGTGCGGCGATGCAGAGGGGTGGGGAGATCCCACGACCCTCCCCCTATAGGGGTGTCGCATTTTGTGACCTTTAAAATGTGGTCACGGTCGACGTTGATGTCGGTAAACGAATGGGCGTTGATGTGTCTTCTTTAATGAATGTCCAAACATCTTCGATTGGACCTTCGTCTACAATGTAGTTCATAGCAGTAGCCTGAATCTGTGCCACTTCTACTTCATCCAATGCATTAGATGTGTCACCCATTACGAATGCTAAGAGTTCTGGTGTGTTGTAACCATTCTCTTTGTCCCATTGCCACCAAGCATCGTAGTCTGTGTATGGATTGTATGGGTTGTCATACGTTGTAAGCATAGCATTGATACTTACTGCTTTGTTATACTCATCATTCGTTACTGATGTATCAGCATAGAGTGTTGAGTTGTCAACAGTGTCGTTGCCTTCTTGTGTTGCCATGATCTAGTTGCCTCCTTTCTATGATAGGTCTTGTACAGTAGACACACTGATACCTAGAGCAGACGCTACTTCAGCATAGGTGTGACCACTCTTAAGCATAGCTCTAGCTCTGCTAGCTGTACCGAGACTGACAGCCTTCTCTTTACGAGGAGTAGCCAGTTGCTTAACACGATCACTATCAGCAAAGCGTAGTACATCAGTAAGCATCTTAGTACTTACAGCACCAGACTGAATAGCTTGCCACTCATCATTGTCTATGTTGATTCGTGTACCAGCTCCATCAGCACCAGTCTTTAAACGGGCTGCTGCAATAGCCTGTTGTTTGAGCTTCTTAAGTTGTTCTTTACCCATCTCAGGAGTACGTTTGTCAGCAATAGCTTTGTTAGCTATGAGCTGAGCTTGACGTTCTTTAGGAGAGTTCATAAGAGCAGTATTAAGCTTGTGTTGTAGGGACTCAACTTGATCCTTATACTTAACTCTTGCCTCTTTACTTAGCTTAAGATTAGGTGATGATTCCACAATTTTATTTGCTTTATCGCGCATCTTACCAAGGGCATTTACATAATCTCCATACATGTTTTCTATAGGAGTACCAGAACCTAATTTCTTAGCATCATCAACTAGTTCAATTACACTATCTGTAGAGATAGTTTTTGTCTTCTTGATAGTTGGTTTTAATTTAGGATTAGCAGCTAGTTCTTCTGCGGTACGTGGTTTCTCCCAGGTCTCTGTTTCTCTATGATCGGTCTTAGATCTAGAAATAAGAGTTGACGCACCCATTTTTGTTTTTCCCGTAATAACATCATAGTGCGTTTGATATCTTTTACGTAATTCAGGAATCCCATTTTCTCTTTCAGATCTTTTATAATCTAGATTATGTTTTTCCGCATCAATAACAACCATTGAATGTTTTACGGCTCTAGCAATTTCGCTATTTGATGCGCCTTTCAAAGTCATATCAGTAATAAGATTTGAAACTTCGCCCATCGTTTTCTGTTTAATTGTCCAGTCGCCTTTTGAATTACGATTTAAAATGTTTTTATCTGGAGAATAATAATCATTCGTATCAAAGTTCTTTAATTCTTTTAATGAACGACTTGTTTTAATTCCGTTTTTATTATTAGGAATAACCATAACTGAGTCGCCATCGAAATCGGCACCAGATAATTTAGATGCAACAGACGAATCAATTCCGACTGCATCTTTTGCACCCTTCATGAATTTAGCTGCAGTGTTTCCTAATTTATTATTAACAGTTAATTCTGGTAATTCGAAAATACCTCCATGAGGATATCGAACAAGAACTACCTTCTCGCCGTTTTTAAAATTAGGAGCATAGATTTCGTTAGCTTTAATTCCAGATAAAGGTAATAACACTTGACCTTTCATTCTATCGAACCCAGTCAATTTAAGATTATGACGTTTGGTTGTTAGACCATCAGCAAAATCCTGCATCATTACTCTTTTAACTACAGGATTTGTTAGAGAAGAAATCTCATCAAACTCTTTCTGTAGCTTTTTATATGTTTCATCAATACGACCTTTAACCAAAGCTGGTGGTTGTTTAGAAACAAATTGAGAAGATAACGTTTTAGACCAGCTAGCCCAGTCACCTTCTTCATTTACTTTATTGATAGCACCTTTTTGTCCACCAACTTTAATTGTTGCTCCGAACGGATTATCTGGATCATCTTTTAATTTCTTCAAGACATCTTCTTTTGCAGTACCTTTATGTTTATTGGTATTGAAAATAATGTCGACGCCTTTCGGAAAATCTTTTGGATCGCCATAGACAGCCATACCTTTAAGATAATGTGTGCCATTTACGCCAATACGAACTTGAGCATAACGGGATTTACCAAGATCAAGATCTTTTACTCCTGGACGTAATTCCATTACACCATCTTTATCTGTACCGCCTTGCTCAGCATATCGAATACCAACACGTTTCCAATCAACATGTTCGATCGGACGTAATCCTAATACACTTTTACCATCATCAGTCTCTGAAATAAATGGTGGTTTGATTTCGTGTTTGTGTTGACGAACAATATCAGGATCTGATTCTTTGGTTAGAACTTTCATTTCAACCCAGTGATCATCATTTGTGGCATTCTTAACATATACGGTATGTTTGTGATATCCTTCGGATTCTAATTGTTGTACAGCACGTTTAAGAGTATTCTCATTTACTCCTAATTGTTGTGCTGCGCCAAGACCAACATCAAGATATGGATTCTTTTCAATCAATCCCTTAATATCAGTCTTAATTTCTTCCATTCGATTCACATTATGTCGAACTTTGGCATCCAAATTCATACGAACTGTAGATTCTGGAATACCAGTTTCACGAGAAATCTCAATAGAAGACATACCTTTTGCAGATAATTCTTGAATACGACTGATATTGTATTTACGAATTTCATGCTTGGCAATATTATTTCGAGAACGGAATTCGGTCGTTGTGATACCAAGCTTCATAGAAATTTGAGTATCAGTTAATCCGCTCTTACGGTATTTAGCAACGACATCTGACCAGGAAGTCGCACGTTGATATGAATTCTCTCCCGAACCCCAAGCATATCGTCCACTGTGTGGAATAGATCCTTGGTGAGGAGTTCCTCTATGTTCTAGAAAATCATTATATGCATCTTCAAGATTCATTATTTACCTCGGTTTACTTTCAAGTATTCCACTGAATTCTTTAATTGTGTGATATACATCGTACACATCTTCCGCTTCCGGAATATATGTTCGAATATCATCACCTTGATAAATACGAAGTTCGAAATCAGTTTTCTCCGGTTTTACCCCATACTCAAGACAGAAATAAGCAGCATAAACTAATAGCTGTTCCATCTTAGGTTTGGTCACTCCAGTCTTCAAATCATGAATTCTAAGAAATCCTCGTGGATTATCTTTCTTTGGCGGATCATATCGAATTGCATCGGCTGTACCAAATGCATATGGACTATAAAATAATAGTACTTCACTATCCATACGATATCCAATCGCGTCATTAACGAAATTAGCAACGGCTGGGTGAGTATTACCTGGGAGTAATTTAATTCTATGTTGAATTGCATGACTCGCAAATTCGTGTAATTCTGTTCCTCGCTGTTTAGCTTTTTCGTTTTCGAAACGCTCAACCAATTTATCAGGACTGTAATTTAACCAGTGACACTGACTTGCACTTAAAAATGAGTGCTTACCCTCGTATTCTATGTGTCTGTTCCATTTCATTTAGAACATCCTCCTTATTCTCCGGATAAATCACTCTCGCCCATCCTCCGTTTTTATTGTAATGCTCAAGATAATGTTCTTGATTTGGTCTAAACGGACTCTTGGCGCTTTTCTTGCACTCTAAGTGATAGGAATATGGCCCGACATCCACAGACAGGTCAGGAATTCCTTGAATATAGTTTGGATCATTCTTTTTGACAATCGCATCAGGAAATAACTGCTTGATGTCTTTAATTAATCCTTTTTGAAAATCTCGCTCCAATTTGGACATTCGTGGGTCACCCAATTCCTTTCGTTAAATTTCTTTTTGCTAGATATAGATCTAGCGATAGCATCATCAATAGAGGCTGGGGATTTCAAGTAAATGTAGAAAAGATCTTTAAAGGAGGTATTCACTCGATTAATTCGTCCTTCGGATTGTTCCATAATTCGATAGGAATAATTTAACGAATAGAATAAAATCGTGTCAGTAGTTACGCAGTTCCATCCCTCAGCCCCGGCTGTATACTGAACTAGATATACCCAACTATCGGAATCGGGTATTGGTTCGTGCTTTTGGCCGTTCCATTGATAATAAGCCCTATTTAATTCTTGACAAATCTCTTTGAGAATATCAAGCTCATAGGTGTAATTATAGAAAACTATGATTCGATCACGAGTCATAATTTGTTGCTTCACATTCTCTCTCCTACGATCGCTAGTATTTACTATGCGTCGTAATACTTGAGTGAACTCAGAAGCATTTTGTATAGGTTCTTCCGTAAATGGATTGAACCTGGTTTTCTTTACTTGCTCATATAATTCTTTATCATACTGAGCAGTAATAAATTGACGATAAACTTTTGTAGTTCTGAAATCTTCCATGGGCACTGCAAGATATCGTCTGTATCTTTCAAGCTTATCCGTTTTATGATATCGCTTGATTTGTGGGAATTTGGAATATGGATTGTACTCGACATGTTGTTCAACAAAATCGGTTTTGTTTCGATAGAAATTATTGGCTATGAAAATACACATCCAATCCATCCAAACATCACCAGGCGTCGCGGTGAGCATTATCCATTTATTCTTTCTGGCGATTGATATAAATGCCATTCCCCATGTTCCGTATCCGATTGCTCTTTGTTCATCAAAAATAAAGAACGCATCTTTTACGTCAGAATACTTATTGATGTTGTTCCATGAATCGACAACACCATCTATTCCTAAGGCTTCAAAATCTCTATGCCATTCACGATCGTTTCGTTTCTTGGCAACTGTAATAATATACAGTGGCTTATCAATATGGTTCTCCATATAATAAAATAGGCCGGTCAAGGATTTGCCAGAACCGACCTTACCGCACAAAACAGATCCGTTATGCATACTATCAACTGCCCTACGCTGATAGTCGTATAACTCAATAGTCATTAAAATCCATACTTACGTTCAAGTGGATTTGCTGCGACGCGAATATAAACACTCTTCAAGTCAAGACGAGCATATGTACCATCTTCACTTGGCTCGCGGCGACGGATAACCATATCACACAAGGCGATTTCCATTTCATCAATAAGACCAAGTTGATCTTCGTTGAAATATGTACGTTGACTTGGATCGATAGGAGCGTCAATTGGAGTTTCACCATCATCGTAAATGATAGCTACTGTTGGGACTGAGAATTGAGTGTATACACGAACTTTGAAATAACATTGTGGTTCGTACATGTCAGGATTCTCGGCCATCTTCTTTTCCATTTCCGCATCTTTAGCTTTGGGTTCCCATACTTTGATGTTAACGCCATACTGCCGAAGAATATCCGCGTCTTCAGGATTGACAACAACGTTGAAATATCGATCACCTTCGCGATTGTATTTCTCTTGTCGTCCTGCGAAGTTCGGTTTAAACATAAACTGAACGTCTTCCAAAATGATTTGTGAATTTGAAGCTTGCAATAATTTAGTCATAGTAATGTCCTTTCTAAAATGACGTGCGTGACTCAAAAACAATGAGAGGTGCGAAAAATTCAAGATTTTCCACTTCCCTCTCTATTATGTGCCATGTAATTTCTGCGGGGTCTAAAATGACCCTGCGCGAAAATCAATTTTAAGCGACCTCAGAATTTTGCTCATTGAGACCTAGTGGCTCAATATAATCCTTAGGCATGTCGTCAACAATTTGATTGATATCACCAACCTTAATAATTTTCTTAAGACCAGCAATAGCAACCTTATCGTAGTAGTCAAAGTCAATATCTTCGTAGTTGAATTCTGAAGTTTGTTTGAATTTGAATCCTTTTGTACCGGTAACAGATTTAAAGTTCTCGTTATCTTCAGTCCACATACATTCTTCTCCAGTGAGAGATGCATAAATAGATCCGACCTTTCCAACAAACTCGTTTCCAAGATAGATATGACCTTTGGATTGTTTGGTGATGAAGAAATCTTTATCAACCAATTCTTCTTTTGTCCATACCCGCTTGAGTAGATATGGATTTGCGAACTCTGCTCCTGTTGGTGCCCACTTGTCGTTTTCAAGTTGAGCAATATAAACTGCATTGTTAATAAGGGCCATGCGTTTATATGTGTGCTCGTGGTCGAAATTATAATTGTACTCTGGGCGTTTACCGAATTTCATAACGAAGTCAACGATATAATCATCAGCGTTAGGAATTTTAATTGAGTCAGTCTTAATATGACAGACCTGATATCCCTCTGCCTCAACTGCGAATTTAAGATCGACCATAAATAAAGCTCCACGCTTAGCAACGATGTTATCAATATTGTCTGGGTGCTTGAATTTATTATCAAACGAAGCGGAAGTCATTCCGTAAACCGAATTAATAACAATCTTCAAAGCAGTAACCAACGGTTTCATATATTGATCATCATCCAAGAACGGAGCCAAAGATCCATTAAACATTTGTTTAACTTCATCGATCTTTCTATGCTTAAGTAAAATACGAACTTTCAACAAGTCAGCATATCGTTGCGTATATGGTCCGAAGTAATTCATATTAACCAAACTATTCGGGTGCATTGACTCAACGTCGATCAGGGCGATATCTTTATATACTCCTGGTTCGGCATATACAAATCCACCTTCACCAGTTTCGAATCCACGATATGTAGATTTACCAAACTTGTATTCGTATCCAGGGAATGTCTCAGCTAATTTTACATAATTAAATTTATCCTGAGGACGAGGATCATCTCCAAAAATGAATCGAGCAGTAAGCTGATTATTTGTCGCATTCATACTTCCGCCTGTAATGGTCGCAAGAATTTCTCGAGCAATATAATCTGCGTAGGTCGCATCGAATACTTTCTCGGTTGCATCCACGTCGTTCACACAGTATTCCACAACAGTGTCAACCAAATCATCAGGTACTGGTTGATCCCAAGGAATTTCCATCTCAACGTGTTTAATTCCCAAATCAACTTCCCAACGTTTCAAAGATTGTTTCTTTTGTGAATACTCATAAATATCAGCATAACTTAATTCATAAGCTGCTGCGTACATTCCAGTCTTAGCATTCTTTTCGTTGATGATACGTTGCGACTGATTAAATAATTCCATATTGGTTCCGCCAAGCAACCGAGCATACAAGATATGATTATCATATCGACGGTTGTTAAAACCAATTAAAGGAAATGAGCATAGATACTCAATTTGATCTGGAGTAGGATTTACCCAACGAGTAAATTCGTCTTCACCGTATTTCTTCCACACAACGACAAACAGATTTGGATATACCTCGATATCAAAGAACACAATTTCTTCCTTAGCCACAATTTGTGTACCGGTTGTCAATTCGTATTCTGTCTTCCCATCGTCATCTCGAATTGAAGACCATGGGATTTTAGAAAATACTTCCAAACAATAATCTTTGTTATTTGTGGATTGTAGGGCTCGAAGAAATACCGAATGCTTCAAGTCTGTAATATCGTATTGCAGACCCATATCATATGCTTTCTGAATTTCGTGAGCAATCCAATCGATCGTTGGTTTTGTATTTGCGTGACTTGGTTTTTCTCCCTCAATTAAACCAAGTTGTCGCTTAACAAATTTACGAAGTGTCTTCTCCGTGTAAGTGATTTCTTTCACTTGATCATACATCTCATTTCTCTCTTTCTTCTCTTTCATCGGCAGCCCCGACGAAATATGAGATACTTCAAGATTGTTTGATGCATTATCAATTCGTCGTAAAGACGCCTTCCCTTTGTAAACTTTAATTTCGACATTGTCTTCAACGACGTTGTCTAATAAATTGACATCACCGTCATATAAATAATGCAAGTGAATGCCTTTACCCGATTTAGAGACCTCCGCATACGTCGGCGGATACTTAGCCGCCGCTTGTTTGTTTAACTCTAAACTTTTCTCTCCATTCTCGTCCTTGATATCAAAGTCGAGAATAATATGTTGTAGTGGAACTTTGACCCAATGTAGTTTCTTGGTATTAATTTCTTTTAGAGTTGTAATAACATCATCCCATTTATGAGATGGATTGCCATTCTCTAAAGCTTCCTGAGCAGGATAATCAGCTGCTAATTTATTGAATACCTCATTGTGGTAGCATAAATCAAGCCAATCCTTAACCTCGTCTTCAGGAATATCTGTATCAACAAATCCTTCAGGAAATGCTACTGACCATCTGAAACCTTTAAAGAAATTCTTAATACGAACACCATCAATATTCGTGTCCTTAACCATTGTATCAAAATATCGGAGAGCCTCACGTTTGATAGTTGCTTTATATCCATCAGACTTCCATCCCATATCTTCGAGATAGTTCTTGTAAAGCTCAGAAATTTGTTTAAGACTAATACCGTCTTTCATTTGCATTGCTTCGCTTCGAATGAAATCAAAGATATGATCTGTCTGTTCTGCCATATCAACATCGAAATAATTATCAAAATAATCAAACCCTAATTGTTCAAATCTATTAATAGCAAGATTAGCAATATAAGGCAACTCGTATTTGATTTGATTCATTAGTGAATCATACTCCCTATGAGGTACTTTATTACCACTAGGATTTACCACCACAGCTCGTCGAGTAATACCAGAATCAACATTTCGAACTTTATATCGTTGGTTTGATGCTGTAATAAGTAAGCCACTAAACGTAACGTCATATTGTTCTTTGTACTTTTGGTTGACCGAAATAGTTTCATGACTTGTCAGTTTCAATAACGGAGTATCGTTATAAATATGACTGATGTCGGTATCCTCGTCAATCAACAATGGAACTTCTTTAATTTGTCCTGTTGCGAATGGATCATTACTTGTCAACAATTTCAAATCAATAGTTCCACAATATTCTTCAAACAACCATCTGAATATCTTGAGTATTGTTCCTTTACCGCTACCTTTTGATCCGTACAAATACATGAACTTCTCGATCTTGTACATGTTGTTTGTAAATAAGGCTCCCATAAACCAAAGGATTTTGTCGAGTTCTTCTGGTTCATATAACGTACCAATCAATTTCATGAAAGCTTCAGGATCGCCTTCGGTAGGAGAATACGTCAACTGAGTTGTGGCATAATCGTGTCGCTTCATTTTGTGGTCAGCAAACAACACTTTCTGGTTGAATGGAATATCATTCGGTTCAGTAGATTTACAATAGTCAATAAATAATCGGAACTTCCCGGAAGAAGCTTTCCGAATTTCTTTTACTTCAATTCGTAGCCCAGGACTCTTCTCTTGAAGTTCTCTAGTTTTATTCCACAATAGACTATCAATATCGTGAAATAAGTTTCTCTGTAATGTGTCCCATCGATGTCCATTCCAATAGGCATAGAATTTACCACCTTTTACAACTAAATCCTTGGCATCGCCAAATGTAAAGTCTGGTGATACCTCATAATCACACGATCTATTATTGGAAGTGAACTTTCTGACGGTAACATCTAAAAAATCCATTTATACCTCCTATCGCTAGTGTAACACACTTACACACCCTTTTTGCCCCCCAATCTACATTGTTTATATACCTAGTTGAATTTTTAACTCGTTCTACAACAATATACCATACACCCAGTTTTTTGGGTTTTTAGGGCATTTTTGGCCATTTTCCCCACTTTTTTTCTAGACCGACCTATAAAATACTATAATAAAATGGTAGAATATGCTAATCCCCCCAAAAATTTTTGGGGGAGAAATTCACCAAATTATCCTAAATTCCAACCCATATTCGCTAGTTTTTTCGTCCAAATCATGCCAAAAGTCCCTCTCAAATACCAAATCATACTCAAATCCAAGGACTTCTGCACGGAAATATTGCCCTGGTTCGTACGTATCTTTCAGCTTTTCAGGCCCTTTATACATGAATTTGAACCCATTAATCTGACCAATACTATCTTTTCGATAGATAATACCAACCCAATTATGGTCTTTGAAAACCTTAAAATCAATGCTCTTACTCATTTCGCCCACCTCGAATTTTAGTCGAGTTAATGACTACATTAAATTCGCGATCAGCAATCCCTGTAATAGTAACAGAATCACCTTCGTCCATGTAATATATCAATCGGTCAATAAGATCATTGAAACGTTCAATACTTTCATCATTCGCAACACCCAATCCATTATATTCTCTATTCATCATCTTTTCTCCTATAGTCCCTTTAGTAATCTCCGGCGATTTACCATGACGATATACGCCTTCCGTATATACTGTAACACCATTCAGCTCTATATACGGTTCTGATGGAATTCGATTATCAACACTCATTATCAGTACCACCTACAATTCTTACAGTTTTCTCGGGATTATTATGTTCCTTATCTAATAGGAAATGCTCACGGATTTCTCCCCATTCCTTAGGACTGAAATACAGCTTTACATGTACTGGTGGCTGAGGTAATATGGTCTTAGACTTAGGGTATACATGTTTAACTCTCATCTCGTTCCTCCAATTCTTTCCGTCCAGGAAATTGAAAATCAGGGAATTTAATCAACTCCCTGGTCTCCGAATTAAATGCCCACTTGCGATCATGGCTTGTCCACCATTTACTCTCAGTACTCATCATCAAGTCCTTCTTTCTCGAAGAAAATAGATTCGTCCTCTTTATCCACAATTTTATCGAACGGACCATCAGTCTTTTCGAAATATGTCGTGAAAGATCCATCACCGTTAGCCACAATACGAACAACCTCACCTTTCTCGATACGAGATAACATCATATCAAGCATAACGCGGTCGTTTTTTTTCTTGGCTTCTTCATGATTAAGCTGTTGTAGATATGAAGAAATGGTATCCATACCATCAGGGAATTCGAACATCCCAATGTGTCCATATTGAACCTTTACAGGAGGGTTCTTAGGCAAGTTACTAGGATGACGAACATCCGCCATAACTTTGTCAAATGTCTCACGATCAACATTCAAATTAAGCTCGAGTTCTTTAGGTCCCTTGAGAATGGCCTTAGTGAAATTCGGATGAAATTCAATCTTACCAGTTTTAGTATCAACCGATGAGGTTCCACCAGTACTATTAATATGTAAGTTATCCTTGGATCCACCTTTCATATTATCAACAATCGCATCGGCATTCTTAATAATACTCTCAATGTTTCCATCGATCTCTTTCATGCGTAGTTCCTTCCAATCTTCCGCATTTTTACCCTTCAACCAGCACGCAGCCATAGCAGCGTAGTTAGAGAGGTCTTCTAAGGTGTCTACAAGGCTCTCAGAGGCGATCTGAGCGTCTTTATTCGGATCATTGAGTGAAACTAAGCGCTCGAATTTATCGCTCATACGGACTATGCCAGCCACCAATCCGAACGTGTCTAAACTCTTCTCAAATGAGTTCCCATAGTCGTGATTTTTACGTTTGAACGTCTCAAGTTGGTGGTCATATTGGTCTTCCATTGATTTTGGTGTTACTTTATCAGTCATTATCGTATTTTCCTCCGTTAACGTTTACTTTAATATCCTTCATTCCCGAACGTCCGATTAAAAGAGATTTGATATCACTCTCGTCGAATATATACATCGCTTCTACACCACTCCAGACAGGACCAGGATCTTTATGGATTGTGTGGATAACAATATTATGTCCTCGTCTATCGTGATCCCATTTACGTTCGATCTTAGTTACCTTTTCAAAATGGAAATCTCCAGAAATTGTATTCCGGCATGAGGTCACACTAACAATGCTTCTATCCCCATTCCAAGGATTAAACATGATTTTAGTGAAGTCTGTACCAGCAGAACGTTCGGCAAGATGCATAAGAGTTCTATGTGCATCAAATTTATCAAGCTCGGAGATCGCAATATCCTTAACTCCATTCATAGCGACAATTTTGGTCGCCTCTTTATCAATACTTTCCATATATTGGATCTTGATATAGGCATCATGGTAACTTATATCTGTAACCAACAGAATTAAATCCGTTGGTTTGTCGTCAGAATATGTGATAGCGACTGTTTTGTATTGTTTGTCTTCTATCATATCACTTCTCCTTACCCGAATAAGTTAAAACTTCATGTAAAGGAAATATTGTCACTGTTCTACAGTCTTCACGTTCGTCCCATACAATGGTTAGTGATTCCTCGTGATTATCATAGTGAGTAACTTGCACATCATGCACATTTGGAAACGTGCGACTTGACCCATCTACAAAAACTACTGTTAAAGGTTTGGTTCCATAGTAATTCAACGAGTCGATCAATTCAAATACATAAGAACTAGATGGATAATGATGAACTACCCCATTTTTCAACACAATATGCCACTCACCACCAACAAACTCTATCTTATCCACTTTGTCATGAATTTCAACAATGCGTGGATCGCCAACTTTTCTAATAATTACAAGTGTATCATGATTTTTCATTACTCGGCTCCTTTATTTATACGCTTTAATTGGATATGCTTCGTGGAATTCTTCTTCCGAATTAAAAGCCTCAATCAATCCAACATTATTTACAGGGATAAACACTTGTTTTGTAAACCCTTCTGGGTACTGTTGAATAATATGAACGAAGTCTCCATCGATTTTGCTTTCTTTAACATAACGAAAAATATTGTTAGCAACTCCAATTAAATTCTTAGCTTTATTGTCATCAATATAACTAATAACATTGACGGCCAATTTCTCTTTACACATTATTTTACCCCTTTAGAATCCAACACATCATTCACGAAATTACGATTTACTTCTCCCAACTCCAATAGTTGATCCAAATATTTACGTCCATAAGAACGTTGGCTCTCCGTAATTTTACCCTTAGATACGTTCATAGCAGCTAAGCGGCTGTAATCAAAGATATCGGTATTTGGTTCAAGGATTTGTTTGCAGTAAATAGCTGGGAAGATGATTTTATTACCATCCACAATATTCAATTGTGTGATTACTGAGATATCCCAACCGAAATAGTAGTCCTTAGTGGCAACTTTCTTACCAGCCATACGACGAATATCAGCAACACTGATTGTACCACCGTATTTAAGGAGGTCTAGGAATGTTTGGAGGGTTAGTTCAAGCTGGTCTTCAACAGTTGACCCATAAGAACCTGGGTTGATTGAGTCGATAAATGCAGCTTGGTCTTTGAAATGTGCCTTTTCGATAGTTGGAATACGTGTAATATCAAGTTTCATTGTTTGCAATCCTTTCTGCGCAACGTTCTAGAATTTGATGCTCCATTAGAATTAATTCTTTAGGAGTGTAGATTATCTCGGATTTAGTCTTAGAATAAATGCCGAAATGTGAGTTGTAGTCGATATCACTTACATCTGGCCAATTATATTGACCGTATAAGCGAGAATTAAATAGTTCGTCAGTAATTTGACTGTGTGGAGGGATTTTGTATCCCGTCACGAATGGAATATTGTATCCATGCTGAGGTACAAAACAATTATCCACATTAGAATGCTGCAAACGGATTGAGAGGAAATAACCCTTACTCAATCCATCAGCCATGTAGTTATCGAATTTCAATTGGTCATTACGAATGTCCTGTAGAAATCTAACAAGGCCAGCAGCTTCTGAGAAAATGAGCATACGCAAATCGCGATTACGCTCGGATAGTAGTAGGTATGGAAATGGGATCTGGAATACGCTGCCTGGGAAATAACCTATCAACACATTACAATACCCAGGGATATAGATATTGACACCTGGATTATTCCGAATTCGGTGCAAAATCCCACCCCGGGCAATTTTTGATAAATCGATTTCTAAGTCGAATGGCTTGAAATACGAACACTCATTCAGCATCTCTGCTAAATACTCTGATCTGTATTCACGCGCAGCAGCATAGTCAGGCTCCTTCCCGAATGGAAATAAGATACCTGGATTAGTTATCATAGCAGCCTCCCTTTCGGAACCGCTCGATATCAATGAATAATCCTTGGTTATCCGGATGGTCTACACCATATAATTGGTCACCGAATGTTACAAGGGCTCCTTTAGAACCATCATAACCTCTGTCGATAGGGATCATGGGATAGATATCGCAGTTAGCATTTGTCCAAGCCACAAGAGTAGCTGGGTTATGAGCCAACCCATCAATAACAGTACCAGGATTTCCATTAGTACGCATAATACAAATAAGTGGTACAGCGATTGTGTCACATTTAACCGTGAAGAAGCGTAGGTTCTGAGATAAGGTTGTCTTCTCCATGATATACCCAGAATCGTTAATTAAGAAACGATATCCAGGGATATCAACAGCTCGTTCATTACCAACAGTGTAATTGGTTACCCCGTATTTGTTCGAGTCGAATATCGTTTTAGACGGGTCAACTTTGAAATCGGATGGGATAACATCAGCCCAGTATTTACCACGGACATTCCATTGGTTTAGGATAAGTTGGTTCTTCCAAATGAAGTTAATGCAGTTTCTGCGTAAGTCTTTAGTCCATTCGTATCCCTTGCGGACATACCACATAGAGAATTTGAGACGAACGCGAGCAAATGCCCGCGCTATCCCACTCGCGATTGTCTGTAAGATATCATCAGTCTTCATTGTATTCCTCCTCGTCTTTGTAAGGGATTGTGAATTCTGGGTCGAGACGTTCTTCCATGATTTCGTAAATACATACGTTCATTTCATTATACAACGCTTCGCATTCGTTGTATTGCTCGAGATCAATATGGAATAGACCATAAGTGTCGTCGGAATTTGGACGGTTTGCACGGTCATGCTCAATAAATGAGATGAGAGTGTCATGGATAACTGGGTCAATATCAGATTCGAAGTCAAGACCGATAGTCTCAATCAACCATCCAGCGACTTGTTCGGTAGATACACGATATAGTGCGTCTGCTATAATTTGAGAATACTCCAGAAGAGCTTCAGCAACAGACGCCCAGTCACTATTAGGCGTTCCGAAACCGAAATGTTCGGTACGGCGCTGAACAATATCCTCACGACGTCCCCAATCACCAACCTTAGACTTAAGAGGGTTGAATTCCCATGAGAACAAGGCAATAAGATCACGACGTAATTGCGTGTCTTGGATATCATAACGGTCGAGGACGAGTGCCTTGTAATAATCAAACGCTTCGATAGAATGTTTTTCATAAATGATGCGATCATGCTCCATATTAGCTCCTTTCAATGAGCGGATTTGACTACCCATGTCCTCAACACTTTCAATAATGTCACGGACAGGACGATCTTTTTCACGGTAGTTATATAGACGAGTTTTACCTTGAGGTAATTTCTGAATGAATTCTTCTAAGATGCCATCTGCGCTCATCTCCTGAATACATTCTTCAGTGAGTGGATCATAGGTAGGTCCGAAATTACGTTCGTATGGTGTCAAATCACGACGAATAAATCCGTCTTCTGTCTTGAACCAATCGAATTCGTCATCAACTGGTAGTCCTTCGAGCTCGCGAATATGGCGCTCATTCTCAATTTCACGCGCTTTACGCTCAGCCATTTCTTCCTCGATCTTCTTAGCTTCGGCTTCTGCAACTAACTCTTCGTAAGATAAGCCCTCTGCCTCCAAAGCTTCTTCTTCTTTCCACCATTTATAGATGCAGTAGGCACCATAAGAGATGCCTGCCACACCAGCCAAACTCAAAATAACTTTAACCGATGCTTTCATTATATGATTCCTCCTAATATTAAGCTAATTGTTTGCGGCCTGGGATAATATCACGCAGGTTTGTAGTAGAATACAAGTTGCGAGGGGTTTGCCATCTTACATAAATTTGTGGCTCATGCTCTTGCTTGTCTTCGTTCCATACTTCATGAGTGTCCCATTCAAGATAGAATCCATCAGTATCTGTCCAACCAAATGGGAGAGCTGCTTTAGGCACTTCAAATCCAAGCGCGTCTAATACTTCAGCAAATGTCAGCATACCACCGCCAGATTGAGTGTTGATCTTTTGAGTTAACATGTTGTCCACTTCTTTAACCCAAGCTTCGTTGTAGTCTGGATCGTCAGATGCATAGTGGCGAGAGTATTTGAACCAGCGTCCGTAGAAATCACCTTCCTTAGGAACAATAGATTCTACTTCAACTTCTTTTCCATCGATTTCAACTTTCTTAGTTTCAACCGGCGCATCAATTTTCTTGAATGTTTCTTCGTCTAATACTTCTTTAGCACGTAGACGGTAGCGAGCGTGTTCTTCTGTAACCATTGTGAGGGCAGCAGATACGGCTTTAAGACGGTTTGTTTGGATGGCAAATCCCAATCCAATAGCTGCAGTAGACGCTACAGCAATAGCAACTGGCACGGCCACGTCTTTTGCCACGTCCTTAACAACGTCCATACGAGTGTATTCAACGTTTTGTGCATCGAGTTCTTCGTATTTAGCTTTGGTAGCTTCAAGCTTTTTGCCTGATTGGATACCTTTATATACGGCAACGCCATATCCAACAAGCCCAGTAGTCACTAATGCGACTGGTGCGTACTTCTTAGCAAGAATTTTAGATACAGTATATGAGTGTTTTGCAGCAGATTTAATAGCTTTCATGTTTGGTAATTTCATTTTAGTTTCTCCTTTGTGTCTTACTTAGCATCACGGTTATATGTGATGTTCTCTTTAATCCAATCTTGTGTTTCTTTTTCGATTAAGAAACTGAACCCTGAACTATTTCCACTTGAGAAATGACTTTGGGCTTTACAGGTTGCATTGTTACGAATATAGTCTGTGTGAGTGAATGTCAGATCCCAATCTGGACCGTAGAAATTCACTGTTACACTTGTAACATCAGCAAATAGCAAAGGGCGTTGTTCACCCTTGGGATAAATTCGAAGCTTCATATAGTTCCTCCATAGTTTTGTCGATAGCTTGCTCGACAACCAAGTCCTTAGTTGAGAATTTGAATGCTGGGACATCAAAATACGGCATGATTAGAAATCCCTGAGAACGTCGGAATATGTATGTGATGTTCTCGTAGTCAACCATATATACTTGTCCGTCTTTTGAAGTGGTGATATCGTCGATATCTCTTAGAGTGTCAACATATGCGCCATCCAGCATAACAATAGCATTTAATTTAGTTTCGTTTGTATGTTTCATAGACCTGCTCCAATACTAAATAACAGATACTGAATTGGTATAGGAAGAATATGAATGCTGTGATCCAAAACCACAACATAATTCCTAATGCCCAAAACCAGTATAGCAGATATAACAACCCAACAGTTGTTATAATAGTTGGCAGCGTTAGAAGTAAGGCCTTAATCACTTTTGTCATTTGTCTCTCCCGATCCACAATATAGCCAAAATAAACCACCCAACCGGTGGCGTACACAATAAAAACAAAGTTCCTAGACAACTACGCATGGCCGTATTCCTCCGCTGTACCTCTCATAATGTCAATCCAGTATTTCTTACCAGATTTACGGTCGACATAACAATCTCCATCAATATCAAAACCTCCTCTGAAGAATTTATCTTTCATTACTTCCAAAGGTGGTAACTCTTTAGGCCATTCCTTTGACATGATTAGTCCTCTTTCTTTTTGAATTTACATACGATGCAGTATTTAGTCCCTGCATCAACAGTACGAATATCGACATTCGATTTGATCCAAACATAATGTTGGTCACGAATATCGAAACGGTCTTCTGGCAATTCCAGAAGTATCTTAAAATCACGTAAGGTCATTTCCTCGACGGTATCTATGTGAGCTACAATACGCTTCACCTTACCTAAGTCTGAGGTCGTGATCCCTTGTGACATAATACGATTCCAACGATCACTCATCTTTTCTTAATTTCCTAATTCTTTGTATTTCGCCAAATTCGATGGCGATGAAAAATGAGGCTAGTAAGAATCCGCAGAACCATAATCCGCCGAATGATACTTGTAAGTACACGTAACCTTCGGTTAGGCAAATACCTCCATACATTAAAGCACCATATAGTATCCATATAGTAACCAATACAATAATGTTTACAATAGGATTGAAATACGGTTCTAATTTATTCATCTTACACCTCCACTGGGATTGGGAATTGGATTTTAAATCCTCCTCCACGGGCCGCCACAATACGGGCCCCATCCAACCCATTAGAACCTCCAAGAGTCGTCCAACCATATGCCTGATCAGTAAATGCAGCTGGTTGGTCAGATAACTCGTAGAAGTCACCGACAGTAACCACCCCATATTGGTCAAGGTTCGCCAGAAGAATATTGAACACTTCCTGAGCGTCTTGACGAGTCTCGAAGACAATATCATTGACTACATTAGAAGCCCTGTTGTTACGCTTAGCGAAGTTCTTAGTGTAGTCGTTTCGTCCATTAGAACGATATGTATCCATGCGGGTTACGTTGCTAGGACGTCCCCAGAATGATCCGCTATTACCTCGACGGTGAATATAGTCATCACCAAAGATGGCCCGCTGTACTGCTGTGATCATCACATCAGCAACTGTGTTTTGTACAGATGGCACGATAACCTCTTGTACCAAATGCGTAGCTGCGCCACGGAATCCTTCTTCACCGAATAGGATATGACTGAACCATTTACCAACACCAGGCTTCTCGATTCGTCCTTTGGCTACCGCCGTAATATGCTTTTCTTCCAATTCACCCTCAGCAATTTGGGTTGTTTTTAGTTTTACTTTATCATAAGATGTTTTGGTCATCTAAATTCTCTCACTTTCTATCGTAGCAATCCACTGTGCATCATCGGGATTCATACGTTTCTCAATTCCAGACAAAGCGTAATAACGCTCTCCACGATATGACATCACATCTCTATATACATTTAGTTCTGTAGCCAAATCAGCTAGTGCAATATCTCGAGGCCCGTCTAGCAATAAGAAAAATGTATACCGATTTCTACCATGGTTGTGTACTTTAACAACATCATAGTCATCTAAAATTACTGCCATAAGTTATTCTTTACTAGTTTTTCCGGCTGTATACCCCCATAAGTACATAGCAATCGTCTGTAAAGCTCCTGTTAAACACACAGCCAATCGTGGGTCGGCGTTAAAGAAATAAACAAACGTAGTATATAGTGCAGCGCTAAATAACGCTCCGATAAAGCACATGCATACAGCGCCAATAAATGTTTTCACTAGTATTTCTCCTTTCTAAATTCAAAAAAGAATACGAGATGTAATATCCCGTATTCTCTTAAACGATCTTATTCATTGTCGTATGAAATGCCTTCAAATTCGCCTTCAACAGCATCTTCTTCAGTAGTGGATTTCTTCACATATCCGTATGCGAGTCCACCAAGAATAATCAATCCAGTTGTGATTAGAGCTTTCTTAATCACAGGACGGTATTTGCGAACAATTTCTTCACCCTTTTTGAAAGGTGTTTTCTTTTGTTCGACAACATCGACCTTAGTTTCAGGTTGCCCTTCAACAACTTCTTTAACTTCTTCTTGGACGTTCTCAACAACTTCAGTTGCTTCGTCCTTAACTTCTTCGATTTTGTTTGAAACAGTTTCTTTTGACATTTTATAGTCCTCCTTTTTATTTCGTTTCATTATGAGATATGTAATTACTGCGGATTATTAAAAACTTTTGAGGTATTCAATATGTTCAGCAATCAAGTCTGGATTAGCCATCAGTGTGCATACATCAGATACAATAGAAGGGCCGTTTTCTTCTACGAAGATTTGGGAAATTTCTTTTAGATCATTCTGAACATTATTCCCAAGCTCAATTTGGTGATAGTTTATCATCAAATATGATACCACAGACTTCTCAATTGGATCTAGATTTGCGTATTTGTAATCATAAGCCATAGATTTAAATAAGGCAATAATACCAAATGTCTCGCTGTCTTTTGCCAGGTTCGGATCTTTTAACCAACTTTTCATTATTTAGTTTCCTTTCGTTTGATAGCCACAGCAGCAGATGCTAAGAATACACCAGTGGTAATAAGGGTAAGCTCTAGGCTAGATCCAGTATTTGGCAAAGTATGAGTTTCAACTTGTTTGGTTGCTTCAATTACTTTAGCCGGGATATTGCGCACAACAGGTTTCTTTTCTTCGTACTTACGAATAACAACTTGCTTAGGTGCAGGTGGGGTTTGAAGTTTAGGATTTTCCTTAGGTTTAGGTTCCTCTTTAGGCTTATCTTCTGGTTTCTTAGGATCTTCCTTAGGTTCCTCTTTAGGCTTATCCTCTGGTTTCTTAGGTTCCTCTTTTGGAGTTTCTTCCTTAGGTTTAGGATCTTCTTTAGGTTTTTCCTCAGGTTTCTTATCCTCTACCTTAGGTTTGTTTTCTCCATCGGCCTTACCGCTGCCGGTTACAAATTGATATGGTACGTCACGATATTGTGAATTAAAGTTGTCAGCACTAAGAACAACACTATTCAAATAACGTTCAGCTTGTTTAATAACCTTTGTGCGATAGCTAATATACAACTGATCTGAGAGTTTATCGGCAGACCAGGTGAAACCATTAGTATGGAATACCGGAGCGATCTTAGTTGCTTCAGATTCTTTTTCTTTCCAAGGGTTATTTGATTCAACAGCTACCATTTTGAATGAATCCTTAACATATTCTTGATTTTCGTCCCAAGTGTCTGCAACTTTGACATTGACAAGGTCTTTCTTGGCATAGTTAACGCGCATTGCCCATACGATTTCGCCTGGGTGTTCTGCGTCCTCGCCTCCCCATTTCATAAGAGTTTCGTCCTTACCGATAACACCAGTTTTACCAGTAGTAGTTTCAACCTTACGACCATTGAAATCAAGGGCTACTTGTTGGTTTTCGGAAACTTTTTCGACATTCCATTGAGTTTTGATATCAAGAGAGAATGTTTTATTTAGAGGGTGTGATTCAAAGTAGTCATTGAATACCGTTGTGACTTCATTGTTATCCTTGTTCGCAGTAGCTGTACCAACTTCTGTTCCTTCGTTATTGTTAACTGGGAATGTGTAGTTGTTGACCAGCTTAAGTTCTTGTGGCAATCCAACAGTGATACTGTCTCCTTTATTGATTGTAATTTCATCTGGGATTTGGATATCATTAACTTTGACATCTACGTCAGCGTAAATAGTATCATCAGATGTCGTTACTTCAACCGAAGGATTTTGCACTGTGATATTGGTATCTTGTTTGGTGACAACAGTATCGGCTTCGTTGGCCAATACGCTTGGTGCTGTCAAAAGGGCAAGTGCGATAGTTCCTGTAAATACGATTGCTTTTTTATTCATTTCTCTATTCTCCTAATTTTCTTAGTATTCTGCATCTGCATCATCACGTACGAGGTGTAAAACTACATTACTACCCTCGATCTCAACCTCCAACTCACGGTCACATGCCATGAATTGTGTAGCGATATCATTCATATCGCCATCCGACAAAATAAAGTTTACATGCTGTTTCACAACGAGCATAACCTCCTATAGTAAATAATTCTCATCGACAGCTGAGCGTATCCACGTCAGTGTGTCAAATCCCTCGTCCACACGACCATATATTGTATCAAGTATATCCAGGAAATAATTGACTTTTTGTTTGTCAATTTCGTGTCCTTTGTATTTCTTGAAGGGCTCAAAATATATGGTCTCGCCGATAACACTTTCCATCTCGTCGTAATAGAATCCCTCGGCTAAAGATACTATCATTTCATCAACGAGACTTCTAACAACATTCCAAAGCATCAAGTCAATATCCAATTGCTTGAGATTCTTAGGTAACATTAAGAGTCCGAATATGTATTTACGATAGTCAGACTCAAATTTAAACGTTTGCCAATTTGTAATAAGACGATCAATATACCAATCGTCCACATAAAACATCTCTTTTAACGGTAAGTTGACTATGCTATCTCGAATATACACAAAGAATTCGTCCTTAGTCAATATGGGGATAGATTTTGTGATATAACTCGGTTCAAGACTCTTCGTCATAATTGCTTAACACCTCTTCGAAATACTTTTCGAATTCTTCCCTAAGTTCTTTTGTATTCTTATATACTCGACGACCATCTTGAGTGTCCTCTAGTCGATCCAGAACATCATTTGTTAGAGCGTAAATAAGCTCGTATTGTTCTTTCTCAACATCAGCATACCCAAATACGGATTTGTAATATGATGTATCGAGCATCGTCATAAGAATATTGTCCACAATTCGTTTAGCAATACGCAAATAATATAGATCCATGTCTAAGACGTGCATCTCTTTAGGAATTGTCATGATGAATTGAAAGTAATGCTTGTAGTCTTCCTGGGCAGGGCTAATTCCCGTATCGGGGTCAACTGCAAGCCATGCTTCAATACCTTTGTCAATATATGACGCAGGCACTAGAAGCATCTCATCTAACGGCATAGCTCGTACCATCGATACAACTGTATCTTTGAATTCGCTAGACCGTTTCACAATAGGTGATACCATTATTTAACCTCCTTTCCAAAATACTCCTTCAGTGTCTTGAACGGTGAGTCGCTATGCAGCGCCGTCAAGTAAATAGTGAAGTGCCAAATATTGTTTGTCCCATTCATCCAAAGATCTGTAATACCGATAATAAGAACCTCTTCAGCGAGATTCGTATCGTCCATAATAAGACCTGGGCGCATTGGGTAACACTTATCCATCATAAATTTATACGAGTCGTACGAATGACGAATAAGATTGTAGTTATCACTTGCGATTTCAATTTCGTCTCCGCGTTGAGACAATTTAAACATTGGTTGTTTTCTATCCATACTCTAACCTCCAGGATATAACACTTTTCTGTTGATGTTGTTTATAACATCTCGTTGATAGTCAATTTGGATTTGTTGAATTTCAACTGTACGTTCTAATTTATGTACCTTATCTTCTATTGTGGTTACTAAAAAGAACAATAGAATAAAAAGTATAAACAGTAATACACTTAAAACCTTAACCCACGCATCATCTTTAAACATCTTGTACCTCGAAAAAAAAGAAAGGGAATTGTTTAAATCCCCTTATTAACGTTTGCGGAATAAAGCTCCTGCTGTCATGTTCCATAACTTGCTAGTGATAATTCCAGTTTGCTCATAGCTGAGTACCGCAATACCAGCGACTCCGGCAGTGATCGTATTGAAAATATCAATCGGCTTCACTTTATGTTTGATTTCCTCATTCTTCAAAGCGATAAGTCTTGCCAATCGAGCTTCCAAAGCTTTCACTACTTCTTCGTCTTCTGCTAAAGCTAACTCTACTTTAGTTTTCTCGATTTCTCCAGTCAAGCTATCGAATGCGATAGCGTAAGCTAAATTATCCACATCATTAAAATGTTTATTCATAATAAATTACCTTCCTTTCACTATGAGCCTTGTTTTTTCTGCGCCTCTTGATAAGCTTTAGAAAATCCACGAGATGCCGCTTTTTGAAAACCGTAAAAATCATGGAATGTATTCTTATCAATTTTGAATCGAACCAAGTCACCATAGAAATAAAATTCGCATGTACTGAATATCTTATAGTTACGTTTTAAATACCCGCCATCATGCCCGCCGAATTCTTTATTTGCTAATAACCAATCTAGGCTATAAGGGTTTTCCCGATCCTCCGTACTAATTCGAAGGGTCTTACCTTTTTCATTAACCCAGTCGTCGATCACAACATAAATATACTCTTCCAGTCCTTTCCATGAGTCTGTGTAGTATCGTTTACCTCGGACATCGATCCATTCGCAAATATAAGATTTGGTTAAATATCCATTAAAAGGATCACTACGCACAGGAACATACTCGCTTTTGATCTTTAACAATACCGTGTCATCATCTTCCGCAATATCATTGAGCAAAATAGATACTACCTTGTCACCCGTATCTATAATATACCGCACAATACCAAACTCATCTAATTCACTCATTACTTTTCCTCCAATAGTTTCTCAAAAGAATCGAATTGTCCCTCTTTGATCATATCATTCAATTCTTTATTTGAACGATTTAGGGCTCGTCGTCCAAGATAATATACCGCCAATCCACCAGCAGCAAATAAGATTCCTTGGATCGCTTCGTCCATTTGACCGTATTCCTTGCCGTCGTTTAACCCTTTCTCATAAATAGCGTTAAGCTCGGCATCACCAAAATCAACTTTTTCCAATTTGTTCACTTTACTAAATAGTCCCATTTTACAATTCTCCGTAATAATGTCCTTCAATTTGAATGTAGTTTCCTCGGTCTCGGAATAACCCAAAGCTACTGATAGATGTATCTTTTATTCTATCACCAACCAAATTCATGCTTGTGAAGTTATATAAATGAATTATTCCAACACTTGCACCATGTATTGCTTCCTTTATAATATCTCGACTAGCTTCTGAGATACCGGCCTCCAATTCGAATTCCGGTACCTCGTCGATAGGGTGGATAGTTAATTCCATATATGGGTCGTGTAACAATATAGAAATAACTTCACCTTGTCGAGTCTCATAAATTAGTCTACTAATTTTCTTTTGAACTGTCATTGCCAAACTGCTCCTCAAATGCCTTCATTACAAATTCGTCCATTGCATGATCGTTAAACATATCACTGCAAATATCTTTGTATTGACGTTGGCTACGTTTCTTAAGTTTACGAGTTAGAAGTAGTGAAGCTCCTGTGGCTAATGCAAAATATATGCTAGCTCTGCGCATTCCTTCATACGCTTTTTCAGTTGCGTTTAGGTCTTTAACAGCTTTACCATATGTTTTATCAAAATAATTATCGAAGTCTTTTCCTAACTCCACAACCTTTTGTTTACCGTCAGTAATATCGGTAACAACACTAATAGATTTAACTTCTTCGTTAAATAATTTCTCAAATGACATACTATAATCCTCCAATAAATAAAAATGTAAAGCTATTTGATAGCTCCAAACCACGCATAACAAACTCATACCTATGCAATTATTATGAAAAAATATTATTGATGACTGAAGAAATGGAATTTTTCATTAAAAATTTTGCAGTAAAGTACATACTTGAATTTCAGAAGGATCTTTTAAAGGATATAAAGGCTTCAGAGCTTTCCTATATTTTATATCTTAAAGTTAAGGTAGACAAGGAATTAGGTCATACAGTGGATGAAATAAGTAAACGTATGAATGTAACAAAGGAATATATTGAAAAGCTGGAAAAATTATTTGATAATGTGGAACTGGATGAGATGCTGGAAAGCAGTCAGATACT